CGCCGCAAGGGCCGCCGCAGGGGACGCCGCAAGGGCCGCCGCAAGGGCCGCCGCAGGGGACGCCGCATGGGACGCCGCATGGGCCGCCGCAGGGGCGACGAACGAAATACAAGGCGCGGCAGTCATGCGTAAGCGTGGGCAACCGTTCTTTTTTCTGCCGATGTTTGGCTTTGCAACGCCAGAGGAGATCACGGAATGACGACACGCATCATCACCATCACCGCGCTGGCACTGGCCGCGCTCGCCGCCCAGCCCGCCCGCGCCGCGTGCACGTGGCAGTGGGACTGCAGCTACGGCCAGTGCCGGCAGGTGCCGCTGTGCGACGATGCACTGGACATACCGGGCCCGCGCACGCCGTCGGTGCGCCCCATCGCGCCGCCCAGCATCCGGCCGATCCGGCCGCCCATGATACCGCCGGTGGGCACGTCGTCCTGTAGCCCGCGCTACGTCTGCGACGACGACGGCATCTGCCGCTGGCGGGATGTCTGCCGCTGAGTGGCGGTGCCAACGCATCATCAAGAGGCCCATCCGGGGAACTGGGTGGGCCTTCTTTCTTGCACAAAACCGTACGGATACGTTTTCGGCGAATGAGCGGCTACGCGCGCAAGGGCAAGGGCGGACAGTCATGCCCATTCTTAATAGTAAGTGGCATTAAGTGGCGTGATGACTGTCCACCCCTGCCCTTGCGTAGGAAAAGATAAAAAAGAACTCTTCTTTTATTATAAAGCGGACATCCGCACCCCGCGCGCGCACGTAAGGACAAGGGTTGACGGTCATCAAATTGGCCTATATCTGTGTTTCTGCTGCCCATGGGCGGCGTTTGCGCTTGGAGGGATGTCGGATGACTGTGCGGGGCCATGAGAACCTGAAGCTGAACTCGAGCGTGATCGTCTCGGCCGTGAGCGCCTACGCCCATGAGATGGGCATCGAGCTAGAGGACATCTCCCGACAGGAGGTTCGGGCGCTGGACAGCGCCATCAGGGCAGCCATCGAACGCGGCCGGGGTTATGGCTGGTTCGACCCATCGTCAGACAAGCGCAACGCCTTCGGCAAGGTGAAGCGTGACCAGTGCTACAAGGTTCACCTGTTCGAGGGCGAGGCCAACAAGTCTGCCCTGCCGGTGTCACGTTATGGGCTGCACGGGATCAGGGTCGGCCAAACGTACAAGATCGACATGGAGGCCAAGGCAATGCCCCGGCTGCGCGCGGCCGTGACCAGCTACGCCAAGGATCATGGCCTCAAGTTCAGCGTCAACAAGATCGACGGCGGCGCGCTCATCACAAGGCACTCGTGAGGCCCAGCGATTTTAAGGGCCGTAGAGCGCGTCGGGGTGGTGACTGGTGTGTCGGGGCGGAGAGTGTGCTAGAGACGTTCGTGGGCCATCCTGACGCAACACGGAGGCCATTGGGAAGGGAAGGAGCGGGAGCATGGCTGAAAGGGCAACGAAGCGGACGCCGGAGGTGGAAGAGCGCATCATCCACGGACTGTGTGACGGCATCCCACTGCGAGAGCTCTGCCGGCAGGACGGCATGCCAAACTGGCGCACGGTGTACGATTGGATTAGTGCCGACGACGACCTCGCCGCACGGATCGCGCACGCGCGAGACATGGGCTTCGACGCCATCGCCGAGGACATCCTCGACATCGCCGACGACGGCACCAACGACTGGATCGAGCGCAAGAAGCAGGACGGCTCGACGGACACCGTGATCGACAGCGAGCACGTGCAGCGCAGCAAGCTGCGGATCGAGACGCGCCTCAAGCTGCTGGCGAAGTGGAGCCCCAAGAAGTACGGCGACAAGCTGCATCTGGCTGGCCACGATGGCGGCACGGTGAAGACCGAGACCGAGACGCGCGTGGCACCCGACACCATGCGCGAGCTCACGGAGGCGCTGCTGCAGCGCGCGGCGACGAAGGGCGACGGCAAATGATCTCCCGGCTGTACATCCTCGAGCGCGACATCAACGATGACCCGCAGCCGGCGGCCGGCAGCTGGGAGTTCCTCGGGCTGGTGCACTGGGCCATGGAGATCCTGAGCAGGGAGGGTGCCGGGCTGTTCTACTGCGAGCGAGACCTCGAGCGCCACGAGCTGATCGTCTGCTTCGACGAGCTGTCGGGGGATGAGTTTTCCTGTTGACATGGAGGGCCGCTGGCCCGTACAAGGGGTCATCAACCGAGGGGCAGCGCCCCGCCAGACAGGAGAACACAAATGGCTCGCATCGTCACTTACGTCACCATCGTTGAAGTCATTGACGGAGCTTTCGCGGTCGATGTCCGCACGGTGGGCGGCACTTGGTTTCGCCATCAGGGCCCGAAGAACTTCGCTTACTTCACCCGCGACGAGGCCGAGCGTCTCGCCGGCCGCATCCAGTATCGCGGCCGCATCGACGCGCAGTACTGGATCGATGGCAGTGCCGGCTACTACGGCAGCGACAGCCACGAGTACGCTCTGATCGAGGCCGAGTATTACGAGCGGGCTTGACACGCCGGGGCCTCTTGCGCCGCTGCCCAATGACCCCCATTGTGGGTGGGTGAGCGTCGACACCGCCATACTGAGCCAGCTCAACCCGCAGCAGGCTGCCTTCCTGCTCTGGCAGAACCGCTGGGCGCAGACGGCGCGCGCCAACCAGATCCCCGAGCTGGTGGCCCCGAAGGGCTTCGTCGAGTGCGGCTACCTTGCCGGCCGGGGCTTCGGTAAGACCCGCGTCGGTGCCGAGTGGCTGGGCAGGGCCGTCTACCTCGACGCCGAGGGCTACGACAGTGCCGTGATCGCGCCGACCTATCAGGACGTGAAGTTCACCTGCTTCGAGGGCGAGAGCGGCCTGCTCAACGTCATCCCCACCGAGCTGATCAAGGCCTACAACAAGTCGGACCTCGTGATCGAGATGTACAACGCTGCCGGCGGCGTCTCGTCGATCCGGGGCTTCACCGCCGAGAAGCCCGAGCGCCTGCGCGGTCCGCAGCATGTCCGCATCTGGTGCGACGAGCTGGCGGCGTGGATGTACGACGACGTGTGGGACATGGCGATGATGGGCCTGCGTCTCGGCAAGTATCCGCAGGTACTGTGGACCACGACGCCCAAGCCTAAGGAGCTGGTGCGCCGGCTGGTGGCCAAGAAGCCGGGCCGCATCCTCGTCACCGGCGCGACCTACGACAACAAGGCGAACCTGCCCGACAGCTTCTTCGACCAGCTCGCCCAGTACGAGGGCACGACGCTCGGCCGACAGGAACTGTATGGCGAGCTGATCGACCCGGAGGAGAGCGGCATCGTCAAGCGCAGCCACTTCCGCCTGTGGCCGCACGACAAGCCCCTGCCCCGCTTCGACCTCGTGGTCCTGTCGCTCGACACGGCTTTCACCGAGCAGACCATGGACAAGCGCACCGGCGACGCCGACCCGACGGCCTGCACCGTGTGGGGCGTGTTCCACCACGAGAAGCGCAACAACGTCATGCTGCTCGACTGCTGGGACGAGCACCTCGGCCTGCCCGACCTGCTGCGCAAGGTGCGCCGCGAGATGAACACCGCCTACGGCGACGACGACGACACGGCCGTGATCAAGCCCCTGTTCGGCAGCAGCAAGCCGTCGACGTCTGGCCGCAAACCCGACATCCTGCTGATCGAGGACAAGGGCAGCGGGATCTCGCTGCGCCAGATGCTCGAGCGCGAGGGGCTGGAGGCATACGCCTACAACCCCGGCCGCGCCGACAAGCTGACCCGCCTGCACATCGTCTCGCCGATCTTCGCGCGCAAGATGGTCTGGCTGCCCGAAAGCTCCAAGCACCCCGGCAAGCCGCGCAACTGGGTGGATCCGATGCTGCACCAGCTGTGCAGCTACACCGGGCCCGGCAGCATCAAGCACGACGACTACGTCGACAGCACTAGCCAAGCCTTGCGTCTGATGATGGACAAGCGCCTGCTGGATGCAGTACAAGCACGCAAAGACGAGCAGGGTGGCCCGCCGCCGAAGCCCGTTGCCAACCCGTACGCTGCGTAGGAGCGAGCGATGGACGAAGACGAGCTGCCCGAAACCGAGATCATCGAGCTTGACGGCGACGATGAACCGGACGTGATCGATACCGAAGACGGCGGCGCCATCGTGCGCCTCGATGACGACGACGACGATCTGCAGCCGCGCTCCGAGGACTTCTACGCCAACCTCGCCGAGACGCTGTCGGACAGCGAGCTGCAGGACATCGGGCAGACCTACCTCGACCTGATTGGCAAGGACAAGGAAGCGCGCAAGAAGCGCGACGAGCAGTATGAGGAAGGCCTGCGCCGCACCGGTCTGGGCGACGACGCTCCCGGCGGTGCGCAGTTCCAAGGCGCGACCAAGGTCGTGCACCCGCTGCTGACCGAGGCCTGCGTTGATTTCGCCGCGCGCGCCATCAAGGAGCTGTTCCCGCCTGACGGTCCGGTCAAGGACTTCATCCCCGGCGAAGCCACTGGCGATAAGGTCAAGAAGGCGCAGCGCAAGACCCAGTTCATGAACTGGCAGCTGACCGTGCAGTCGCCCGAGTTCCGCTCAGAGCTCGAGCAGCTGCTGACGCAGGTGCCGCTGGGCGGCGTGCAGTACATGAAGGTCACATGGAACGAGCCGCGCAACCGGCCCGAGTTCCTGTTCGTCGCCATCGACGACCTGTACCTGCCGTTCGCCGCCACCAACTTCTACTCGGCGCAGCGCAAGACGCACGTCCAGTACCTGACGGCGCTGGACTACAACCGGCGCGTGCGCAGCGGCATGTACCGCGACATCGACATCGGTCCGGTCACGATGGAGCCCGAGGCCAGCATCGTCGAGAAGGCCAACAACCGCATCGAGGGCCGCAACGAGACCAGCTACAACGAGGACGGCCTGCGCACCGTCTACGAGGTCTACGCCATCGCCGACATCGAGGGCGACGAGCCGCTGCCCTACATCATCAGCATCGACAAGACGTCCGGCAAGGTGCTCAGCATCTACCGCAACTGGGACGAGCTCGACGAGGCGCAGGAAGAGCTGCAGTGGTTCGTCGAGTTCCCGTTCATCCCGTGGCGCGGCGCGTACCCCATCGGCCTGCCCCACATGGTTGGCGGCCTGAGCGCTGCCGCCACCGGTGCCCTGCGCGCCCTGCTTGACAGCGCCCACATCAGCAACAGCCAGACGATGCTGAAGCTCAAGGGCGGCAGCAAGGGCGGCCAGAGCCTCGAGATCCAGCCGACGCAGGTGATGGAGATCGAGGGCGGACTGGCGGCGGACGACATCCGCAAGCTGGTCATGCCGCTGCCGTACAATCCGCCGTCGGCGGTGCTGTTCCAGTTGCTTGGTTTCCTTGTTGACGCCGGCAAGGGCGTCGTCCGCACGGCGATGGAGGACATCGCCGACCAGAACCCGAACGCGCCCGTCGGCACCACGCTCGCCAAGATCGAGCAGGGCATGGTCGTGTTCAGCGCCATCCACGCGCGCATGCACAACGCCATGCAGAAGATGCTGGGCATCCTGCACCGCCTCAACGGCATGTACCTCGACGACGGGGACGTGGAGGCCGAGGTCGGCGAGGAGCTGGCCACACGCGCCGACTTCGACGGCCCGCTCGACGTGGTGCCGGTTAGCGACCCGAACATCTTCAGCGAGGCGCAGCGCTTCGCTCAGGTGCAGGCCGTGGCCCAGCGTGCGGCCCAGCTGCCGCAGCTCTACAACCTGCGCAAGGTCGAGGAGCGCATCCTCGAGACGCTCAAGATCCCCAACGCCAAGGATCTGCTCAACCCGGCCATGGAGCCGAAGGAGCAGAACGCCGTCAACGAGAACGTGGCCGCGACTATGGGCCGGCCCATCGTGGCCTTCCCAGAGCAGGACCACATCGCGCACCTCAAGGCGCACTTGGCCTACATGCTCTCGCCGGCGCTGGGCATGAACCCGCTGATCGCCCCGACGTTCATCCCGACGATGCTCAACCACATCAAGGAGCACGTTGCCCTGTGGTACGCCTACAGCGTATTCGAGGTGGGCAACGAGGCTACGGGCAAAGACATCGGCGACATGCTCAAGGAGATTAAGACGCCCGAGGAGAAGCGCGCCTTCGACGGCATGCTGGCCGAGGCCTCGCAGATGGTGGCGCAACGCGCAGTCGACGTGTTCTCGTCACTCCCGCCCGTCATCCAGCAGGCCCAGCAGCTGCTCCAGCAGATGCAGCAGCCGCAGGCCGTGGCAGACCCGCGAGCGCAGATCGAGCAGGCCAAGATGCAACAGCAGGCACAGGCCGATGCCCAGCGCATGCAGGTCGATATGGCCCGCCTGCAGCAGCAGACGCAGCTCAACGCCGCCAAGATGCAGCAGGAGGCTCAGGCCGACGCGCAGCGCGCTCAGGTCGATCAGCTCAAGCTGCAGCAGGACGCCCAGATCGAAGGTGCCAAGCTGCAGCAGGCGCAAGCCGAGGAGCGCTCCGAGACCGAGCGCAAGCTGGCTGAGATGCAGGTCCGTCAGGCGATGAACACGCAGGACAACCTGACGGCGATGGAGCTCGCCAAGCTCGAGGTCGAAACGGGCGAGCGCTTCGGCGTCTCCACCGGCACCGGCATTAACCCGTAACGAGGAGGCCAACGATGGCGAAGGACACCAAAGGTAAAGAAATGGGCAAGGGCCCGATCAACATGCACAAAGCCCTGAAGATGGGCCACGCTGTTGAGACGGGCGCTGGCAAGGGCGCAATGGGCGGCAAGAGCTCGTCCAAAACGCCCGCATGAGAATTGAGGTTCTGCTGCAGCGACTGGAGCAATCGCAGGCCGATCTGGCACGCGATGCGCTGCAGCAGCCTCAAGGCCGCGACACGTTCGAGTACGGGCGCGTCGTCGGCATCTACGCAGGTCTCGAGCTTGCCAAGACCGTGTTACTCGACACGGTGGCGGAGAAAGAGCGAAGGGACTTTGACCTGTAACCCTTGAGCGGAGGAGCACCCGTGCAAGACTATGTACTGAACAAGGTAGAGTTTGGCTACGCCGACATCAGCGAAGCGTTCCCGGCAATCGATCCGGGCGTGAAGCCGTTCGGCAGCCGCGTCCTGTGCCAGATCCGTCTGGCCAAGAAGAAGACCAAGGGCGGCATCATCCTCACGGGTGACGCCAAGGACACCGAGACGTGGAACACGCAGGTGGCCATGGTCGTGGCCGCTGGAGATCTGGCGTTCAAGAACCGCAACACGCAGGAGCCTTGGCCAGAGGGTGCGTGGGCAAAGCCGGGGGACTTCGTCCGCGTCCCCAAGTACGGCGGCGACAAGTGGACGGTAAAGATCGATGATGATCAAGAGGTCATCTTCGTAATTCTCAACGATCTGGATCTGATCGGCGCAGTGACGGGCGACCCGCTCGCCATGAAGGCGTTTGTCTGATCCATAAGGCTGAAAGGAGCCGGTCATGGCTGACTTGATGAATGAACGCGACGACGAGGACGACATTGTCGCCATCGAAACCGACAGCGACGGGCAGGCTTCGGCCGAGGCACCGGACGCCGGCGACGAGGACGATGACGATTACGAAGAGCGGATGGGTACGTCGGAAGACGACTCGGAAGACGAAATCGTCGACAAGACCAAGAAGAACCGCGAGAGCCGCGTCAAGCGGCGCCAGCTGCAGAAGGTAGCCAAGGAGCGCGCACAGCGCGAGCTGGACTTCCTGCGGCAGCAAAACAGCGAGCTGATGCGACGCATGTCGGCCGTCGAGGGCAACACGCTCTCGCAGAACGCCGCCAGCATCGCCTCTGCAATGCAGCAGGCGCTGAACGAGGCGCAGCAGGCCGAGATGATCTTGGCCAAGGCAGTCGAGGCCGGCAACGGCGACGACGTCGCGCAGGCCTTGCGCATCCGCGACGATGCCCGCGCCCGCGCCGGCCAGCTCAACGCCTACAAGCAGCGCGTCGAGACGGCCGCCAAGCAGGCCACGCAGCCGCAGGTCGATCCCCGCGTGGGCGACTATGCGAAGCAGTGGCTGCAGGCCAACCCGTGGTACGATCCGTCGGGCCGCGACGAGGACAGCGCCGTCACCAAGGCCATCGACAACGCCATGGCGCGTGATGGCTGGAACCCGTCGTCTGAGGAGTATTGGCACGAGCTCACCCGCCGCGTTGCCAATCGCCTGAGCCCCGCCGAAGCCGACACCGGATCGCGCAATGCCGGCCGCCGCAAGGCTCCGCCGACGGGCAATAGCCGCGAGTACGCGCCTGCCACTACCAAGAATGAAGTGGTAGTGACAGCCGAACGCAAACAGGCTATGATCGACGCTGGTGTTTGGGACGACCCTGTCGCTCGCAAGCGCTACTTGAAGGCGTATCAAGAATACGACCGCAACTCAGCTCGCTGATAGGAGAGAGCTAATGTCTGAAGAACGTATGGATGATCGCCTCAAGAAGGAACTGGGCAATAGTCGTCAGCCCCGAGAAGCGCAGGATCGCGCGGTCACGCAGAACCGCGAGTTCTCGGAAGATGAACGGCTCGAAATGTTCCGACTCCACCTCTATAACGACGCACTTCCCGACATCCCTGATGTTCCGGGCTACCATGTTTGCTGGCTGACCACCACGAACAAGGGCGACACGATCCAGCACCGCTTGCGTCTGGGCTACGAACTCGTTCGTGCCGAAGACGTTCCGGGGATGGAACTCGTGACGCAGAAGACCGGCGAATATGCAGGGTGTGTTGCCATCAACGAGATGATCGCGGCTAAGCTGCCCTTGTCCTTGTATTACAAGTACATGCAGGAAGCTCACCACGACGCCCCGCTCCGTGAGGAGGACAAGCTGTCCGAAACCGCAGAACTGATGCGGGAGGGCGACGGTATGTCGGAGATGCTGCGCCAGAACAACTCCACCCGAGGCATTTTCAGCTGACGGTGGAGATCCTCGCAACCTTCCATGAAGGAATTGGCTCATGTCCATGACGGTAAATGCACCGTTCGGTCTGCGCCCCGCGTACTCGCCCAGCGGTGTGATTCGTCCCACTGCCTTCACGTGTGCGTCGGGCTATGCCCAGAACATCTTCCAGAACCAGCCGGTTCGTATCGCCCCGGCTACCGCCGGCGGTGAAACCGAGGGCACCATTGTGGCTTCCGCTGTTGGCTCGCCGTTTGTCGGCGTGTTTCAGGGCGTGGAGTTCACCGACAGCGACGGTCGCCGCCGCGTGTCGAACAAGTGGACCGCCTCTCAGGTCGGCACCGATGTCGTGGCTTATGTCACGCTCGATCCGACCATCTTCTACGAAGTTCAGAGCAACGCCGCTCTGACCGTCGCAGACATCGGCAAGCAGTACGACCTGACCGCCATCGCTGGTAACACCATTACCGGCCTGTCGTCTCAGGCTCTCGACGTTGCTTCGTCGGCCGCCAACGCCTCGGTTCGTCTTGTCGGCATCACGCCCGGCCCAGACAACGCCTTCGGCGACACTTACGTCATCGCGCAGGTTCAGATCAGCGAACATCAGTTCGTTGCTGACAAAGCTGCCATTTAATTAGGAGGGCTTGAACTATGGCTATGCCGATGCGTTCAACCGACTTTCGTTCAATCGTCGAACCGATTCTGAACGAAGAGTTCAATGGCATCTACGACCAGCGTGCTGACGAATGGTCTCAGGTTTTCAAGGAGTTCAAGGGCATCTCCCGGAACTACCAAGAAGAGCCGGTCCTGTACGGCTTCGGGGCTGCCCCCGAACTGCCGGATGGCATGCCGGTAACCTACCAGTCGGGCGGTGTGCTGTTCATCCAGCGCTACGTCTACCGCGTCTACGGTCTGGCCTTCGCCCTGACCAAGGTGCTGGTGGAAGATGGCGACCACATCCGTATCGGTCAGACCTACGCGCGTCACCTCGCGCAGTCGCTGATCGAAACCAAGGAAACCCTTGGCGCCAACATCCTCAACCGAGCGTTCAACGCGACGTATGCGGGTGGTGACGGTGTGGAACTGGTGAGCAATGCCCACCCCATCGTGAACGGCACCTTCAGCAACCGTCTGAACGTCTCTGCGGCCCTGTCGCAGACGTCGCTCGAGCAGCTGCTGATCCAGATCCGCAACGCCGTTGACAACAACGGCAAGCGTATCCGCCTGACGCCGAAGAAGATCGTCACCGGTCCGTCGAACGTGTTCCAGTCCGAAGTGCTGCTGAAGAGCGTGCTGCGTGCTGGCACCGCCGACAACGACATCAACCCCGTGAAGAGCATGGGGCTGCTGACGGAAGGTCAGGCCAACCTGTCGCGTATCACCTCAACCACCGCATGGTGGGTGCAGACTGACGCGCCGGAAGGCCTGAAGCTGGCCATGCGCCGTGGGCTCGAAAAGTCCATGGAAGGCGACTTCGAAACCGACTCCATGCGCTACAAGGCAACCGAGCGCTACGCATTCGGATGGACTGATCCGCGCGGAGTTTATGGTACACCTGGAATTTAGCTTTCCCAAGCTTAGGTCCAACGAGAGCCCCCGGCGCTTGCCCGCGTCGGGGGCTTTTTGTTGCGCCGCCCTTGTGTTATGTTGCACCTGAACTGGGAGACCCCCAGCTTGTCAGACCGGCCCAGCGGACGATGCACAGACTGACGAGCTACTTGTGCATAAGGACTAGCCCATGGCTTCGACCACATTTTCCGGCCCGGTAACCTCGACCAACGGCTTCATCGGCACCACCACTGGCAACGTCACTGGCGACGTGACGGGCAACGTCACGGGTGACCTGACCGGCCGTGCCATTGGTACGGTCGCCACCCGCTCGGGCGCTGGCGCTGTTCCGATCACGGCCGCCACTGTCCGTCTGACCACCACCGGCGCCAACGCCCTGACGCTGGCCAACGGTGTCAACGGTCAGCTGCTGACCATTGTCATGGTCGTTGACGGCGGCGACGGCACCCTGACGCCGACCACCAAGACCGGCTTTGCGACCGTGACGTTCACCGACGTCGGTAACGCCGTGACCCTGCAGTACTTCACCACGCTGGGCTGGATGATCGTCGCCAACTACGGCGGCACCGTCGCCTAATCGGTGTGGCGTTCGCGCCATACTGTGATATGAAGTTCGTGGCCGTCCATTTCTCGATCCCCCGAAGTGGGCGGCCACCAGATCAGAGGACACGCCGATGCGTCCAATTCAGCAGACGATCACGGTTGACGGCGCGTCGACCGGCCCATGGTGGCCGCTGGACATCTACACGCCGAATCAGGTCACGACCATTTCGGCCAACATCCTGAGCGGCACCGCGAATTACTCAATCGAGTACACCAACGAAGACATCTTCAATCTGCCGGCGGCAGACTGCCTTGCTGTGGCGCACCCGGCGGCAGGCGGTGCCTTCACCGGCGCGACCACGGACCAGACGCACTTCACGACCACGCTGATGCGCGCGGTGCGCGTCAACACGGCGAGCGGCACCGGCACGCTGCGCGTCACTGTCGTCCAGCAGTCCACCGCCTAAGAGGCTCCCAGCATGGCCAACGTCAAGATCACTGACCTCACGGCCGCCACGACGCCGCTCGTCGGCACGGAAGTGCTGGAGATCGTGCAGGCCGGCAGCAGCCGTAAAGTCGCCGCCAGCGCTATCGGCAACAGCGCCACTGCGGTGCCCTTTGCGTCTGTCGTAGGCCGCGACCACATCATCGCCTACAGCACCAGCGACGTGACGTTCGCGGTCAACACGCCGGAGACTATACCCTTCAGTAGTATCGGCATTGCCAGTGGCATCTCCGTCGCGAATGATGGCGGCGGCAACCCTACTCGGGTGACGTTCGCCAACGCTGGCACCTTCGAGGTCGCTGTCCACGCGCAGTTCGCAAACGTAGACAGCGCGAGCCATACCGCCAGCATCTGGTTTCGCCTAGACGGCACCGACATCCCATATTCCGCGACCCTTGTGAACGTCCCCAAGCTCGCAGACGGCGGGACCACGTTTTATCAGGTGCAGGGCATTTTGCAGGTGACGGCCGGGCAGTACGTTGAGGTCGTCGTCGCTGTCGCAGACGTGGACGTGACGCTCGATTACACAGGTGCAACCGTTTCCCCGTATAGCCGCCCAGAGGTGCCTTCCATGCTGATCGTCGCGCAGAGGATTGCCTGATGAACGGCGGCTTTTCCTTCGATCAGAACGCCATGCAGGCTCGGGACGAGCTGAATGACGTCCTGAGCGTGTACCGGCCGCCGTCGATGCCGCCCATGGCGATGCCGCAGCGACCCCAGATGGGCGCTCAGCCGCAAATGCAGCCCCAAATGGGCGGATTTCCGCAGCAGATGGGTGCCCAACAGCAAATGCAGCCCCAGATGGGCATGCAACAACCGCAAATGGGCGGATTTCAGCAGCAAATGCAGCCTTCGATGGCGCCGCAGGCCCCGATGGCGCAGCCGATGCAGCCTCCGATGGGCCCGCAGAGCGCTTTTGCCGTCACGCCGCAGCAATATGCCAAAGGCGGCTCCGTAAAGGGCGCGTGGACGCGCAAAGAGGGCAAAAACCCGGAGGGCGGTCTCAACGCCAAGGGCCGGGCGTCGCTAAAGGCACAGGGCCAAGACATCAAGCCGCCTGTCAGCGCCAAGCAGGCCAAGAAATCGCCTAAATCCGCCGCCCGCCGCAAGAGCTTCTGCGCTCGCATGGGTGGCATGGAAGGGCCGATGAAGGATGAGAACGGCAAGCCGACGCGCAAGGCGCTGGCGCTGCGCAAGTGGGACTGCCGAGCCGAGGGTGGCCTGATCGAGGTCGAAGGGCGGCGGATTATGCCTAGCGCTGATCTGCTTTCCTTGCAGGAAATGACAGGCTTCGACATGCCGTCACAGGGCGGCGGCGGTGGCGGCGGGTATAGCCAGCGCATGGCACCCATGCCGGCCCCACAGCAAGGCCGATCCCAGATGCCGTTCGCCAGCACGGCCGGCTACGTCGGCCCGGCGTTGCGCGGTGATCGTTTCCAAGTGTCGGCCGGCCCCGGCCGGCGCGGCTCCATCGGCGTCGGTGGTCGCCTACAGTTTGCTGAGGGCGGCCTCGCTGTGAAGCCGGTCTGGGACAAGGAACGGCCCGAGGATCTTGGCAAGCCGAAGTCGCTTTCCGTCAAAAAGAAGGCAACAGCTAAGCGGCGCGCCAAGGCGGCTGGGCGCCCATACCCGAACATGGTCGACAACATCGCTGCCGCGCGCAAGAAGGGAAAGTGACATGAAGGATTTCAAGGACAGCACTCGGGTCCAGTACATGAAGGGCGGCTCCTGCGACGCTTACGCCAAGGGCGGCAACGTCAAGGGCGCGGCCAAGATCGCCAAGGTCATGGGTGAGTTCAAGCGCGGCGAGCTGCACAGCGGCTCGAAGGACGGTGCCAAGGTGACCAAGCCGGCGCAGGCCAAGGCCATCGCCATGAGCGAGGCGCGCAAGGCCCCGGTCAAGAAGGCCGCCGGCGGCATGATGCCGTCGATTGGTGAGAGCGCGAAAAGCGGAAACCGCATGTCGGAGACGGAAGCCAAGGAAGAGCGCATGCTCGCCCGCAAGCTCCCCGGCAGGGGCTCCATGACCGAGCGCGAGATGCGCGAGATGAAGAAGGCGGTGCCTGTGCCGCGCCGCAAGCCGCTGATCGGCGACAGCGTGGCCAGCGGCAACCGCATGTCGAAGGCGGAAGGCGACGAGGCTCGCTTCATGGGCGTGTACCAAAAGGGCGGCCTCGCCGCGATGCCCAAGAAGGGCAAGTGCTAATCTCCGAGAGGCGTCTGGCTTGTTGCCGGACGTCCCATCGGGTATAGTCGCCCAGCCAGAGATGCCTGCTCACGCTAGTAGGCTGCTGAATGAACCCAGCGAGCAGGATTGATGGCGTACAGCAACACGGTATCGCAGACGGTGTTCAACACCCGGAAGGTCATGGAAAATGCCTTCCGGCGTTGCCGTGTGCGCGCCGAACAGATCTCGGCCGAATACGTCGACATCGCCAATGACCAGCTCTACCTGCTGCTGTCCGACTTGGCGAACATGGGCTCGCCGCTGTGGTGCATCGAAAAGCAGATCCTGCCGATCTATGACGGCGTGGGCTACCTCACGCTCGACACCAAGGTCGTCGACGTCCTGAACAGCAACCTGCGCCAGCTCCAGCGGGTCAGCGGCACCGTGACCGACACGGCCACCACGCACACCATCGCGTTTGGCGGCGACACCTTCGTGACGACGGTCGGCATCCGCTGGGCCGGCGCGTCCGTCCCTATTGCAATCGAGCGCTCAGTCGATAGTATCGTCTGGACGACGGTTCAGACCGAAACGCCGACCGCAACCGCAGGGGAGTGGACTTGGTACGATCTCGAAAGCAGCGTTGCCACGGCGTATTTCCGCGTGCGGGCCACCGCCGGCAACCTAAGCTACCTCGACATCTACACCGGCAACACACCCACCGAGATCCCGTTGGCGCGCATGAACCGCGACGACTACACGAACCTGCCGAACAAGAGCTTTCAATCGAACCGGCCGCTGCAGTTCTGGTTTGACCGCTTGATCCCGAACCCCGTGATGCGGCTCTGGCCCGTGCCGAACAGTGGCGCCACTACGTCACAGGTCGTGCTGTGGGTGCAGCGCTACATCATGGACGTCGGGACGATGACGCAGCAGATTGAGGTGCCGCAGCGCTGGTATGAGGCCATCGTGGCCATGCTGGCGTCGAAGCTGGCCCTCGAGATTGCCGAGGTCGACCCGTCGATGATCCCGCTGCTCGACCAGAAGGCTGCGGCCGCGCTCTACACCGCGCAGGCGGAAGAGCGCGACAACAGCCCGATGATGATCGCGCCTAACATTGCGATGTACACCCGGTGAGCGTCTACCTCGACACGCGAGGCAAGAGCACGCTGGCCATCGGCATCTGTGGCCGGTGCAGTCGCAAGTTCAGCCTCGACGAACTGTACAGCGACCCGAACTACCCCGGCCTGAAGGTCTGCAGGGCGGATATGGACGACTACGACCCGTACCGCCTGCCGGCCCGCCAGCCCGAGAAGATCGCATTGCGCTTTGCCCGGCCTGACACATCCATCGCGACCGACCCGGCGGGGACGATTGCCGAGAACGGCGACCAGTTCCTGATCAACGAAGGCAGCGACGAGTATCTGGAGCCATAAATGACCACCGTACCCAGCAACCTGATCCCGACCCGCATCACCCAGCTCCCTGAGTATCAGGGTGCCAGCACGGCTGGATACCTGCCCTATGTCATCGACGGCATCACCTACAAGGTTCAGTTCAGCAACATCGCGGCTGTGGGCGCTGTGCCGTCGTCGCGCACGATCACTGGCGGCAGCGGCCTCACTGGCGGCGGCGACCTTTCTGCTGATCGGGTCATTTCTATTGCTGCTGGCGGTGTTGGCTTTGGTCAACTTGCTGATAGCGGTGTGGCCGCAGGCACCTACGGCAATTCGGCGAATATCCCGGTTCTGACCGTCGACGTGAAGGGGCGCGTCACCATCGCCTCAACCACGCCGATTGACCTGTCGGCCTATGTGCCGACCAGCCGCAGCATCTTGGCCGGCACCGGGCTGAGCGGCGGCGGCACGCTGGCGGCCGACCGCACCATCTCTCTGACCCTGTCGAGCGCGGCACCGCAGCCCGGCGGCGTGCCGAGCGCGGGCAGCGGCACGATTGCGGCTCGCGAAGATCACGTCCACCCGGCAGTGGATCTGTCCGATACCACTGAGACCTCTGGCGTGCTCCCCATGTCTCGTGGCGGCACCGGCGGCAGCCTAAGCCCTGTCGCCGGTGCCCTCGTCTACAGCGACGGCAGCAAGTTTGACCTGACGACCCTCGGCTCGACCGGGCAGGCCTTGTTCGGCAACGGTGCCGGCGCGCCCACGTGGCACACGATCTCGACGTCGCTGAGCGGCCTGACCATGGGCTTCGTCGGCAGTAATTACACGCTGAGCGGCACGCTGGGCATCACCAGCGGCGGCACCGGTGCCACGACGGCTGCGGCCGCGTTGGCGAACCTGCTGCCCAGCTACGGCGGCAACGCCGGCAAGATCCTCGCCGTCAACGGCGGCGCAACGGGCGTCGAGTGGATCTCTCCGAGCGCCGGGAGCGGCACGGTGACCTCGGTCAACGTCAGCGGCGGCACAACCGGGCTGACGACGTCTGGCGGCCCCGTCACGACTGCCGGCACGATCACGCTCGCCGGCACTCTTGCCACGGCCAACGGCGGCACCGGCCAGACCAGCTACACGGGCGGCCAGCTGCTGATTGGCAAAACGGACGGCACGCTGGCCAAGGCCACGCTGACGGCCGGCAGCAATGTCACCATCACGAACGGCGACGGTGCCATCACGATTGCCGCAACCGGCGGCGGCGGCGGCGCGTCCTATGAGGTCGGTCAGATTGTCGTGGCAACGGATCCGCCTTCGACCGGCACATGGCTGGAGACCGGCAGCTACTACAGCAAGGCGACATACTCGTCGCTGGCCTCGGTCGTGGGTGACGTGCCTGACATCGGGGCGCCCGTGGTAGAGCCGCAGGCGCAGTTGCCGATTGCGTTCAGCACTTTGGCCGCGCCGGGGGCGCGTTACGTCACCGCGACTGACGGTACGACAACGGTTCTGGGCGGCACCGGCGGCGCGCTCCGCAAGACGACTGACGGCGTCAACTGGATGCCGGTCATCAGCCCGTGGACTACCAACATCCGCGAAGTGCGCTACCTGAACAGCACATTCATCGCTTCGCCTGTCGGCGGTCCGGGCAGTAACGGCGTCGTCCTGATCTACTCGACCGACGGTTTGAATTGGACGACGACATACACGGGCACGCCAACCAACACCAACAACCCGGTCTCCGTTGCCTATGGTAGCGGGAGGTATGTCGCGATTAATGGCTTTTCCGCGAGCGGCGTGGCATATTCGACCGATCTCATAAACTGGACGCAGGGCAGCTTCCCGAGCACGGCGAACACCATCAACCGTCTGATCTTCGCCAATAGCCTGTTTGTCGCAGTCGGCATCAGCTCATGCTTCACGTCCTCGGACGGCATTACGTGGACGAGCCGCACGATCCCCGCCGGCACGTATACCGACGTCATTTACGCTAACGGGCTGTACGTAGCTTATGGGGCAAACGGCGTCATCTCCACGTCGCCGGATGGCGTCACTTGGACGAGCCGTTCGGCGGGAGCAAGCACGTTCAACCAGATCATTTACGCCAACAGCCTGTTTGTTGCAGTCGGCAACTCAGGGGTGATCCGCACGTCCGCCGACGGTATCACGTGGACAGCCCAGACTAGTGGTGCCGGCTCACGTTTCCTTTATGGCGTGGCATGGAACGGCTCAAACTTCGTTGTGGTCGGAGAAACGGGCAGCTATTTCACCTCGATTGACGGCGTTACGTGGACGCCCGCGCTAGACCAATCTCTGGCCAACTTTTTCCAAGTTGAGGTTATCAACGGCAAGACAGTCGCCTTCGGCAACACCGCATCTGTTGTGCTCGCGGGCGCTTCACGCACGGTGCCGTTCCTCAGCGGCACTTGGCCTTACGCGGTTAGCACGACGAGCGCCCCCAACCCCCGCTCTGTCGCGTACAACGGCTCTAACCAGTATGTTGTTGGTGGGGACAACGGCTGGTTGTTCACGTCGGCGGACGGCAATTCGTGGACTGGCCGCTGGTCTGGCATCAATCTTACTACCAATGGCGTTTTCTACCTTAATGGTAACTATATCGGTATCGGCTCAAGCGGCTCCGGCACCAACCTCGTCACATCTGCCGATGGTGTCACGTGGACGGCCCGCACGGCGGGTACGGCGATTTTTAACGCCGCCGCCTTCGGCGCATCGACGTATGTCGTGGCCGGCGCTTCCGGCGCGGTGTTTTCCAGCGCCGACTTGGCTACATGGACTTCGCGGTCGGCTGGCGCGCAAACTTTCAACGACGTCATATTCGCCAACAGCCTGTTCGTCGCGGTGGGCAACGCGGGCACTGTCTATTCATCGCCAGATGGCGTCACTTGGACAAGCCGCTCGGCTGGTTCCACGCAGTTCAACCGAATCATCTACGACAACAGCCTTTTCGTCGCGGTCGGCAATAGCGGCGTCATTTACACGTCTGCCGACGGTGTCACGTGGACACTCCGCACCAGCAACGTCGCAGGGGCCCTCAACGACGTCGTCTGGAACGGCAGCATCTTCTGCGCGGTTGGGGCCAGTGGCGTTATCACCACATCGCCAGATGGCACGACGTGGACGGCGCGCACGCCGGGCGACACTTCCGTGACGCTGATGAGCGTTGCTTGGAGCGGTACTCGCTTCATCGTCACCAATACGACGAACACCAGCGCGTGGACGTCTACCGATGGGATCACGTGGACGCGCGTCTTCGAAGCCGCGCCAAGCGGTAGCACTCGCCGCACCTCGTATATCGGCGGCAAGTTCATCTCAGTCGGCGCTTCGGGCTGGATTCAGACGTCGACCGACGGCCTGACATGGCGCGCTTCCGATGAGGTTCAGTACGTTGTTACGACCGTAAGCCGTCTTCAGAAGATCGGTGGTATGTATTACGCCTTGACTGCGAACGGCATGTTCCAGTCGTCCGATGGTATTACCTTCTCGGCAGTGAGGCAGATACCGGCTGCCAACTTCCCGAGAGGCGTGGCCTACAGCGGGTCGGCATGGATCGTCCTCGCAGCAGCGAGTGGCGCTACGGCGTCTGCTGTTTTCAAGTCGACGGACGGTACGACGTGGACCAAGTCCGCCGACCTCTTTAACCCGACGTCGACATCGTCGATCACGGTGGGGGTAACCGACTGCGTGTATGCCAGCGGCAATTTCATTTTTGGGGTTAGCTCCGTTGTGATTGCCAGCGCTGGCCTCAGTGGCGGCGCGTACACGTCTCCCGACGGCATCACGTGGACGCCGCGCCTACTGCCCTACGGTGGCTTTTCTGGGAACGCTTCCATGGCCTCAGACGGTACTACGTTGCTGTCATCTGTCGCTTCTCCCGCCGGCATTATCCGCTCTTCTGACGGGGGCGTGACATGGAACGTTTTTGCGTCGACACCGTTTGGGATTCCCAACATGGGCTACTCTAGCGGCGTTTGGCTGATAAACACCTACGTCACCGACGACCTCGACAAGCAGGTTACGCTGTCTAGCGGGCTTACTCAGAGCAACAGTTTTTACGTACACAACAGCAAGTTGGTTTATAATGTTGCCACGGCGACTAACCGGATTTTGTCGCAAGTGAATAGCGCTCCGCAGTTCACCTTCGCAGTCCCCGCTGGGCGACTTTTACCCTCTACAGTAGTGCAGACGGGCAAAGAGTACCCTGTCAGGGGCAGCACGCTCATGTTCGCCATGAACGGCGCGACTGCGGCGCTGCCCTTCCTCATTGCTGAGTGCCCGCTCTACTCGTACGACACTGGCACGACCTTCTGGGTGCCGCCGCAGTCTGCGGGTGGCGGTCAGATCGCCTACATCTATGCGGGGCCATGATGATTACAGTCTATGAAATCAAGCCCAACGGCCATATCGGCCAGTCCAAGCAGATCGACCCGCGCAAGGGCGTCGGGCCAAACTGGACGTACACGCCGCCTCCCGGCGATGGCCCGCACGAGTGGGTGGCCGGCGTGTGGCATCCGCGCGCCGCAGAGCCGCCGCCCTTCATGGCTGGCCCTGACATGGACGGGCTTGCCGCGTCGATCCGTGAAGATCGCAACGCGCGCCTCGCGGCCTGCGACTGGACACAGGTAGCCGACGCCCCCGTCGACCGCGACGCGTGGGCGGCGTACCGCCAAGCCCTGCGCGACATCACCGAGCAGCCCACCTTCCCGACGTTCGTGCAGTGGCCCGAGCAGCCGTGAGCGCCGCACAATCATTGCCGCCGCGCCCGCCTTCGGCTATGGTGCGTTGCGCTAACGGAGGCACGATCTAATGGCTCAGACCGGTTTCACGCCGATCCAGCACTACCGCAGCGCGTCGCCCGGCGTGGCGCCCACTGCTGGCAATCTGGCAGACGGCGAACTGGCGCTCAACACCGCCGACGAGAAGCTCTACTTCAAGAACGCCTCGGGCGCCGTCGTGTCCATCGACCGCGCCAACGGCACCGTGACGTCCGTCAACGCGTCCGGCGGCACAACCGGCCTGTCCTTCACCGGCGGCCCGGTGACCTCGAGCGGCACCCTCACGCTGTCCGGTACGCTGGCTGTCGCCAATGGTGGCACGGGCGCAACGTCCGCCAGCGTGGCCCGCACCAACCTCGGCGCGACCACGATCGGCGCCAACCTGTTCACGCTCACCAACCCGAGCGCCGTCACCTTCCCGCGCTTCAATGCGGACAACACGGTCAGCGCGCTGGACGCCGCCACATTCCGCACAGCCATCGGCGCTGGCACAGGCGGCGGCTCCGTTACGTCCGTTGCTGCCTCTGGCGGCACGACCGGCCTCTCCTTCACCGGCAGCCCCATCACCTCGAGCGGCACCCTGACGCTCACCGGCACGCTCGCCGTGGCGAACGGTGGCACCGGCGTGACCACCTCGACCGGCACGGGCAGCGTCGTCCTGTCCACCAGCCCGGCGCTGGTCACCCCGGATCTCGGCACGCCATCGGCCGCCACGCTCACCAACGCCACCGGCCTGCCGATTGTGGCCGGCACGACCGGCACGCTCACCGTGGCGCGCGGCGGCACTGGCTCCACAACGGCGTCCGGTGCCCGCACCAGCCTTGGATCCACGACGGTCGGCGACGGTTTCTTCACCCTCGCCAACCCCAGCGCCATCACCTTCCCGCGCATCAATGCGGACAACAGCGTGAGCGCGCTCAATGCGGCCGACTTCCGCACCGCCATCGGCGTGGGCACCGGCACGGGCACCGTCATCTCGGTCGACGTTAGCGGCGGCACAACCGGCCTGACGGCAACGGGCGGCCCGGTCACTTCGTCCGGCACGATCACATTGGCTGGCACGCTGATCCCGGCCAACGGCGGCACCGGCCTGACGGCCACGCCCACCAACGGGCAGCTGCTGATTGGCAACGGCAGCGGCTACGCCCTCGCCGGGCTCACTGCGAGCACGGGCGTCTCTGTCACGAACGGCAGTGGCACCATCACCATCGCCAACACCGCCCCGGATCAGACCGTGTCGCTCACGGCCGGCAGCGGCATCACCGTCACCGGCACATACCCGAACTTCACCGTCGCTTCGACTGCCAGTGGCGGCACCGTCACGAGCGTTGCCGCGTCGGGTGGCACGACCGGCCTGACCTTTAGCGGATCGCCAATCACCACAAGCGGCACGCTGACGCTCAGCGGCACGCTGGCGGTGGCCAATGGCGGTACAGGCGCTGCGACCGCCTCTGGCGCGCGCACAAGCCTGCTGCCCAGCTACACCGGCAACAACGGCCGCGTCCTCGCCGTCAACAGCGGCAGCACCGACGTCGAGTGGATCTCAGCCGCGTCGGGCACCGTCACCTCTGTGGCCGCCAGCGGTGGTACGACTGGCCTGTCGTTCACCGGCTCACCGATCACCTCGAGCGGCACGCTAACGCTGTCCGGCACGCTGGGCGTCGCCAATGGCGGGACGGGCGTCACCACGACACCCACCAACGGGCGCCTACTCATTGGCAACGGCACCGGGTACACCTCCGCTAACCTGACGGCGGGCACCGGGATCTCAATCACAAACGGCGCAGGGTCGGTCACCGTCACCAACAGTGCGCCGGATCAGACCGTCACGCTCCTCGCCGGCACGGGCATCGCGGTCAGCGGCACATATCCGACGTTCACCGTGACCAGCACGGTGAGCGGCACCGTCACGTCCGTCAACGCGAGCGGCGGGACGACCGGTCTCACATTCGGCGGCGGCCCTGTCACCTCGACCGGGACGCTGACGCTCTCTGGGACGCTCGCTATCGCCAACGGCGGCACTGGCAGCACGACGGCCGCCGGCGCGCGCACCAACCTCGGGCTGGGCACGCTTGCGACGCTCAGCAGCATTAACAACTCCAATTGGTCGGGGACTGCGCTGTCGCCGGCCAACGGCGGCACCGGCCTCACATCGCCGGGCACGTCGGGCAACGTCCTTACCTCGAACGGCACCGCGTGGGTGTCGCAGGCGCTGGGCGGCACGTTTGGGCTGAGTGACACCGGCCCCGGTGGAAGCCCATCCCTATATTTCACCAACTACCCTACCACTGGACTTTATTACCGCACCAGCAATAGCGACATGGTATTTGTCGTGGGTGGCAGCACGTCGTTTAGTGCCTCCTCTTCAGGATTAAGCACTTCATTTATATTTGCGACGAGCGGCTTGTTCACGACCGGTTCTTTTGGGACTAGGTTGAACATTCCAACAACTGCCCCTGCCAGCGCATCAGCCTCTGGACAAGCCGGAGAAATCCGTGCCGACGCCAACTACATCTACATCTGCACTGCGACCAACACGTGGAAACGCGTGGCGATTGCGACGTGGTAAGGGGTAACGCATGATCGAGCAGCTGATCAGCCGGGTCTTCTATGCCCGCAACCTCGCGCACTTCGAGCACTGGCGCACGAAGAGCTACGCCCAGCACAAGGCGCTGGGCAAGTTCTACGACGGCATCATCGAGGCGCTGGACGCGCTCGTCGAGTCGCATCAGGCCGTCAACGGCATCATCGGCAACATCCCGTCACCCACCGACACCAAGAGCGACTGCCTGAAGACCCTCAAGGCGGACGCCGAGTGGATCGAAACCAACCACGAGAACATCTGCGGAGGGAACCGTGCGCTCGCCAATCTCCTCGACAACGTCACGGCCGTCTACCTCTCGACGATCTACAAGCTCGAAAACCTCAAGTGACGCCATGAGCCCGGAGATCCTCACCGTAAAGCTCGAGGCGCTGCACACAGACGTCTCCGACATCAAGTCGGCCCTCGACCGCCTGTCCGACGCCATCACCAAGCTGGCGCTGGTCGAGCAGCAGCAGGGCCAGATCGCGGCGGCGCTCGAGAGGGCGTTCAAGGCTATCAGCAAGCTCGAGGACAGGCTGACTGTGCTCGAGCAGGCGGCCCCTACGCACACCGAGGTGGCGAAGTGGGTGGACCGGGGTCTCGTCGCGTTGGCCGGCGCCGGCGCAGTGTTGGTGGGCAAAGCTCTAGGGCTGGGCTGAAGGCGGCGTTGTCGCTGTGCAATCCAGCCGATTGTGGTATAAGGAGACGTCATGGCCACGACGATGACCTTCACGACGCTCCAGCAGGACGTGCGGCGCTACCTCGAGCGCGGGACGTCGTATGCGGCTGACCCCGTCGTATTCGAGCAGATTCCCCGCCTGATCAATCTGGCCGAGCGCCGCATCGCGCGCGAGCTCAAGATCCAAGGCTTCATCAACGTCGTCACCGGCACGCTACAGAGTGGCGTTTCGGTCTATCCCAAGCCCGACCGCTGGCGCGACACCGTGTCGATCAACATCGGCACCGGCAACCAGAGCAACACGCGCAAGGTGCTGTTCACGCGCGCGTACGAGTACCTGCTCAGCTACTGGCCCGACCGGACGCAGACCGAACAGCCCATCTTCTACTCGGACTACGACTACACGCACTGGCTGATCGCGCCGACGCCAGACGCGGACTATCCGTTCGAGATCCTGTATTACGAACTGCCGCCGCTGCTCGATGACACCATCCAGACCAACTGGCTGACCGAATACGCCCCACAGCTGCTGCTGTACGGCACGCTGCTGGAGGCGACCCCGTTCCTGAAGAACGACGAGCGCATGCCCGTCTGGCAGGGCATGTACGACCGTGCCGCTGCCATGCTGAACGGCGAGGACTTGGCCAAGGTTCTCGACCGCTCGTCCGTGCGCAAGGAGGCATAAGTGACCAACAGCTATACGCAAGTCTTTGGTGGCAACACCATCTACCCGTCGGACGTGTCCTACCTGCCTCTGGCGCTCACGGCGAACATCACGCTCGAGTGGCCGATGGAGAGCAGCGACACGACCAAGCCGGCCGCGCGCATCATCGACATCACGCCGACCGGCGCGTACGACATCGTCATGCCGCCCGCCGACGAGACCGGCACCGGCCAGACGATCCTGTTCAACAACCTCGGCCCGTCCACCGTCACCGTCAAGAACAGCGTCGGTGCCACGCTCTTGTCCATTGCGCAGGGCGAGCAGTGGCAGATCTACCTGACCGACAACAGCACGGCGGCCGGCGTGTGGCGCACGTTCCGCTACGGTGCCTCCACCGCGCAGGCGCAGGCCTCGGCGCTCGCCGGCTTCGGTCTGACCGCCACCGGATCGACGCTGTCGCAATCCTCGCCTGTGACGCTCTTCAACGCCAACTACATATCGGCCGCCCCCGACCGCGCCCGCATGTACGTGTGGACTGGCGGCCTCGGCACCTTCACCTTGCCGCCGGCCTCCGACGCCGGCGACAACTGGTTCGTGGCCGTGCGCAACGAGGGCACTGGCAACCTCGTTGTCACGCCGCAGGGCCTCGACACAATCAACAGCGACCTGAACCTGACGCTCTCGCCGGGTGACAGCGCGACCGTCGTGACGGACGGCGTGTCGTGGTACACGCTGGGTCTCGGCCAGAGCGCCGTGTTCGCCTTCGACTACACGTCGGTCAACGTCGGCGGCCTGAGCGGCGACTACACCCTAACGGGCGCGGAGCTGAACCGCATCGCCTACCAGTTCACAGGCACGATCACTGGCAACATCGAGATCGTCGTGCCTAAGACGACGCAGCAGTATTGGGTCTACAACAACACGACGGGCGGCACGTTCACCCTGCGCGTCAAGACCAACACCCAGTCGCCGGGCATCAACGTCGCTCGCGGCGCTCGAGCCATCCTGTACTGCGACGGCAACAGCGTGGTTGACGCCGAGACTGGCGGCATCGCCGTTCCCGTGTCCGTTTCCGACGGCGGCACCGGTGCCACGTCGGCCGGCTCTGCCTTGATCAATCTGGGCGGCACGGCCGTCGGCACGGCCATCTTCACCGCCCCCAACGCCGCGACGGTGTGGTCGACGCTGGGGCCGGCCCAGTCTGGCAACGTGAACGGCGGCACGTTCTAATGGCCGAGCGCGTCGTCCCGATACGCTCAGAGCCGGGCATCAAGCGCGACGGCACGCGCTTTGAGGGCGACAACTATGTCGACGGGCAGTGGGTGCGCTTTCAGCGCGGACTGCCGCGCAAGATGGGTGGCTACCGCTCGATCAGCAAATACCTGCGCGAGCCGGGGCGGGCTCTGCACGAGTACACGCAGAACAGCCTGACCTACATTCACAGCGGTTCTGCCAACTTTGTCGAGCGCTTCTACATCGACAACAGCTTCAACACGTCGATCATCACTAACAGGACGCCGATCTCGCTCGCCGTCGATCCGCTGAACATGTGGCAGTTCGACGTGGTGGCTGCAGCCGGTCTGGGCGGCAATCAGATCGTGGCGCAAGTCGCGCCGAACCTCGACTGCATTTGCAACAACGACGGCGGCCAGCTGTTCTACGGCGACCTGCTTGGCACCGCGCCGCTGCAGGAGGTGACGAACCTGCCCACGGGCTACAGCCTGACGGGCGGCGTCGTGGTGCTGCACCCGTTCACGTTCATCTTCGGCAACGACGGCTACGTGGCGTGGTCTGTCGCCGGCGACCCTACGGATTACACCAGCCTCGGGTCCGGCTCGGCCAACATCACCGGCCAGAAGATCGTGCGCGCCATGCCTTTGCGTGGCGGTCCGGGTAACGCGCCGTCGGGCCTGTTCTGGTCCGCTGACGCCATCGTGCGCACGTCGTTTGTCGGCGGCAACGCGCTGTTCCAGTTCGACACCATCAGCACCCAGTCGTCCATCCTCGGGGCCAACACGGTCATCGAGTATGACGGCATCTTCTACTGGATCGGCACCGACCGCTTCCTGTCGTTCAACGGCGTGGTGCGCGAGGTGCCTAACAACCTGAACCTGAACTACTTCTTCGACGGGCTGAACCAGCAGTATCGCCAGAAGGTGTTCGCGATGAAGGTGCCGCGCTATGGCGAGATCTGGTGGTGCTATCCGCGTGGCGAGGCAACGGAGCCGTCGCACGCCATCATCTACAACATCCGCGAGAACACGTGGTACGACTGCGAGCTGCCCAACGAAGGCCGCAGCGCCGCCGTGTCGCCGACCGTCTTCCCGAAGCCGCTGATGACCGGCGTGACGCCAACCGTCGGGCCCGAGGAGATCCGCGTCACCGAGGCGAGCGACACGCGCATCACTGAGGATGGCAACGTGCGCGCCACGGAGGACAGCGAGGATCTGCTGTACAAGCTGTGGATTCATGAGGTCGGCGCGGACGAGATCGACGGCCTGAACATCCAGCCCGTGCGCAGCTATTTCGAGACGGCCGACATGTCGCTGCCGGTGATGAGCCAAGAGAACAAAGCCCTGCAAGTGCTTATGATCGAACCAGATTTTGTGCAGAGCGGAGACATGACCATGCAGGTTACGGGGCGCGCCAACGCCAAAGCCCCGGAGATCTCCAGCGAGGTCAAGACAATTTACGAGACGCCGCCTACGCCGCAGGATCAGGTTGTGTACTTCAAGACGCAGCGCCGCGAGCTGCGCTTCCGTTTTGAGAGCAACGCCATCGGTGGCGACTACCAGATGGGCTTGGTGCTGGCGCACGTACAGCCCGGCGACGGCACGGTAATCGGATGATCGACCCGCGCGGCATGTCTTTACGAGACTGGGCAGATTCGGTTATACTGTCCGTTGGTGACGCATGGTCGTTCGGCACGCTGACGAGCGAGGACGACTGGCAAAACTGGGCCGTAGGATTTGTTCGCGCGTCCGATTTTACGCAGCGCGTTATACCGGACCCATATCAATTTGATGATTGGCGCGAGTGGGCGATGCGCGTCTACCCGATGCTAGAAGGGCCCGGATAATGCGCAACTATGAAGACGGCTATTTCGACGGCGAGAACGAGTTCTTCAACGATTTCTCGGTCCGCCCGACCGCGTCCTACGCGCCTGCCGCGCAGCAGTTTGCGGTTATGCCGCAGCAGGCGGCACCGCAGGTTGCGGCCCTGCCTACGGCTGCGTCGCCGGCGTTCAGCGACGAGGATGATTACACGGGGCGCATGGGGCCGGACGGCGAGCCCGAGCGTTACAGCACCATGCGCGGCGGCGACCCTCGCGTCCGCCAGCAGCAGGAACTGGCAGATCGCGAGCGGCGCCTGCAAGAGCCTTTTTCGATTGATAACTGGCTGAAAAGCGCCGGCAAGGATGTGCGCGGGACCACCGCCGCAAGCCAGATCACGCTCAATCCGGGCACGCAATACCGCATCCGAGACTATTCTGGCGGCAATGACGGGCAGATCATCGCCTCGGGCAGCACGCCCGAAGAGTTCCTGATGATGCAGGACATTGCTCGGGGTCTTGCTCGGCAGGGCACCAGAGCAGACTATCGGCTTGAGCAGGTTGGCGGCGAGGCGGGTGAGAACTTTGGCCAGTACCGCGATCCGGCCACTGGCGAAGTGGTGTCGCTCATCGGCGGCGATCTCTACAACAAGCCTATTGCAGGCGATATAATCAAGATTGCGCTTCCGCTCGCGCTCAACGTCATACCGGGCTTGGGTCTCGGCGCGGCGCTCGGTGGCAAACTTGGCCTGAGCGGTCTCGCAGCCAAGGCGGCCGGCGTTGGGCTCACTTCTGCACTTGGCCGCACGGGTGCCGGCGTTCTGACCGGCGAAAACGTAGGGGACGCGCTGAAGGCTGGCGCTGTCAGCGGCTTGGCCTCGGGGGCCACGGCTGGCCTACTGGGCGCGACCGGTGCCGACAAGGCCATCGGCAGCGCCCTCGGAGGCGCGAAGGGTGCTGTGGCTGGCGAGGCAGCGGCCCAAGGCGCTGGGCAAGCCGCTGCGTCGCTTCCCGGCGAGATCGTTGTGTCGGCGGCCCGTAACGCTCTCGCGCCCTCTCTAGTCGGCGGCCTCAGTGCGGCCGGCGGTTCCTTGCTGGGCGAAATCGGCCAGTCGCTTGCGCAGCCTGACCAGTTCCAGCAGGCGCTCGAGCAGGCCCGGATGCAGAACCAGTTTGCGCCGACGGCTCCGCCGATGGCACCGGAGGACATCCTTGAGGTTGTTGGCCAGCGTGGCACGGCCGCCGCCCCGGCCGCAGGCGCGCTCGCCGGTGCAGCCCCGCCGTTGCTTGAAACCACACTCAACGACATCATTCGCCAGTACGAGGCACCGCAGCAGATGGCGGAGACGCCGGCCGAGGACGAGATTGTCGTGTCTAACACCGCGACGCCGGACGTCGACCTTTCTGGTCTGACTTCTCTTAGCGGTGCCGGGTCGCCGCTGCTTGAAACCACACTCAACGACATCGTGCGGCAGTACGAGACACCTAGCGAAGTGCCCGGCGAAACCATGCTCGAGTCGGTCGGCCAACGACTGCCAAACACACAAGTCAGCGATGCCCTGTCTGGCGGCATCGCGAATATCATCAACGGCGCGGAGTCCCTTGGCCGCATGCCGGAAACCATTGAGGAAGAGGCGACGGTCACAGGCAGGCGATACGACGATCCCAGCCTTGGTGCTCCTCTTCCTGTGCCTGCTGGCGCGCTGCCTACCAACGTGGATTATAGCGTTTTCTCCAGCGATGAGCCCATGCTTGAGTCTAGCCCGGACCGACTGCAGCGTGAGGACTTCAGCGCTCCGCTGTACGTCCCGCCGATGAATACTCTGCCGACCTTTGCGGCACCGTTCACCGGCTTGGATATACCGGCACCCGTTGATAGCTACCCCGAGCAGACGGTGTCGCAGCAGCGTCCGCAGGATGTGCGCGGGACCCTGACGGCACCCATCACGTTGCCGGATGGCACGCTGGATTTCGGCGAAGTTGTGCCGGAAGAGGCTTCGACTGCCCGCCGCGAGGACAACATCCCGCCGTTCACTTTGGACGTCCCGCCGTTCAATCCGGGCATTATACCGCCGATGACGGTGCCTCAGATCGAGGCCCCGGTGGAGGCGCCTGCGGAAGAAGAGCAGGTTGTGAGCGCCCGTCGCCCCGATGTTGTGCCGCCGCTCTCTGCCGGCATCGCCGTGCCGCCGCTTATCATCCCGCCGTTCGCGCCCCCTCAGACCGTTCCTTCAGGCGGCGGCACAGCTGGCACCGTCAAGAAAGTGCTGACCGGTCTGTCGCTGCTCGACATCCTCTCCGGCGCGCTTGGCGGTGGCGGTGGCGGTGGTGGCGGCGGCACGCCGGTTTCGGCCGCGAGCCGCCTCAACCCGATCTTCAGTGCCAAGCTGCCATCGCGCAGCAACGCTGTACCCAGCGATCTCGGGCCGCGCGACATGAGTGGCGTGGACTGGAAGCGCTACGGTTTCGGGCCCGAGAAGTCGTTCTTCAATTACGTGCCGGCCAACGAAGAAGAGCGCAGGGCCATGATAGCCCCGGCGCAGCCTGACACGCAGCTCGCGAAGGGCGGCGCGCTGGCCGTCAAGAAGAGTGGCAGCACCTCGGGCGCTGGCTCTTTCGCCGTAAAGGGGCCGGGCACCGGCCGCAGCGACGAGATCCCGGCGCTCTTGAGCGACGGTGAATATGTCATCGATGCGGAGACCGTGGCCATGCTCGGCGATGGTTCGAGTGAGGCGGGGGCCGAGCGCCTCGATAGCTTCCGTGTCAACATCCGCAAACACAAGGGACGCAACTTGGCCAAGGGCAAGTTTAGTGCTAATGCTAGAGCACCGGAGCGGTACCTGTCGGGAGGCCGAGTTTAATGGGCGTTTTGGATTTCCTGACAGAGGGGAAACCCGTGCAGGGCGTTCCCGTCTCGACCACCGAGCAGACGATCCTGCCCGAGTGGTACAGCAACTACGCCATGGACATGCTCGCCGGCCAGCAGGCCTTGGCGCAGCGCCCGTACACGACGGCCCCAAGCCCTCCTATTGCAGAGTTCACGCCTGATCAGCAGGCCGCATTTGAGGCTACGCGCCAAGGTGCTTTCTCGTTTCAGCCCGAGCTCAACGCGGCGTCGGCCGCCACGCAGGGCACGCTGAACCGCTCGTCACTTGGCGCGGCTCAGCCGTACTTTGGTGCCGCCGCCAGCATGTCGCCGACGGGTGCCGCTGCAGGCAACCTGCAGAACGCTACGAACATGTTCAACGCGAGCACGTCTCCGCTCGCCATGCAGGCCGCGCAGCCGTACTTTGACGCGGGCACTCAGCAGATTGGCGCAGCAGCCGGTCCCCTCGCCATCCAGATGGGCTCGCCGCTAATCCAGCAGGGCGCGCAGATGGCGGCGGGGAGCACTGATCCACTCGCCATGCAGATGGCATCGCCGTTCTTGGCGCAGGGCGCGGACCAGCTTGCGCAAAGCGGCCAAGCGCTCGGTCTGCAGATGGGCACGCCGTTGCTCGCGCAGGGCGCGGCCACCGCCGCCGGCAGCATGACGCCGATGGGCATCCAGATGGCGTCGCCCTTCTTCCAGCAGGGCGCGCAGCAGTTTGGCGCGAGCACGCAGGCGCTCGGCATGGAGGCGGCACAGCCGGCGCTGCAGCAGGGCATGCAGATGGCTGCCGGCAGCGTGGATCAGGGCGGCCTATCGCTCGCTTCACCCATCCTGCAGCAGGGCCTCAATCAGATCACCAGCAGCGCCAACCCGCTCGGCATGCAGGCGGCACAGCCGCTCCTGCAACAGGGTGCAGGCCTCGCCACCAAGAGCACCGACGCGCTGGGCATGCAGGCGGCACAGCCGTTCATGCAGCAGGGCGCAGAGAACGTAAACGCCAGCACGCAAGCCCTCGGCCTGCAGATGGGCCAGCCCTTCCTGCAGCGCGGCGCTGCGCTCGCCGAGCAGAGCGCCGGTCAGGGCGGCCTATCTCTTGCAGACCCGATGCTGCAGCAGGCCGCTCAAAGCATCGCCGGCAGCGCCGATCCGGCTGCAGCCGGCCGCGCCGAGTCGCTCATGCAGCGCGGCACTGGCCTCGCCGAGCAGAGCACCAACGCCCTCGGCCTCCAGATGGCGCAGCCGCTGATCAGTGAGGCCGCTCGCGGCTCGTCTGACCTGCTCAGCCAGTACATGAACCCGTTTCAGGACGCTGTGGTCAACCGCATCGGCCAGCTTGGCACGCGCAGCCTGCGCGAGCAGTTGCTGCCGGGCATCGAGGCGGAGATGATCCGCGCCGGCCAGTTCGGCGGCAGCCGGCAGGCCGAAATTACCGGCCGCGCTATTCGCGACACGATGGAAGGCATCTCTGCTCAGCAGTCTGCGGCGCTCCAGTCCGGCTTCGGTCAGGCGCAGCAAGCGGCACAGGCGGATCTCGCTCGCCGTGCCCAGCTGGCGTCGACCGCAGGCAGCCTTGGCGGTGCCCAGCAGCAGGCCCAGCTCGCTGCCGCCAGCCGCATCGCCGACATCGGTCAGGCCCTTGGTGGCCTAGGCACGGCGCAGCAGCAGGCCCAGCTTGCCGCCGGTCGCGGCCTCGCCGACGTGGCGCAGGCTCGTGGTGCTCTGGGCACCGCCGATCAACAGGCCCAGCTCGCTGCCGCCAGCCGCATCGCCGACATCGGTCAGGCTCTTGGTGGTCTCGGCACGGCACAGCAGCAGGCCCAGCTTGGTGCCGGTCGCGCTCTGGCGGACATTGGTCAGGCCAGCGGCGCTCTGGGCACCGCACAGCAGCAGGCAGAACTTGCCGCCGCCGGCCGCATCGCGGACATCGGCGGGACACTCGGCCAGCTCGGGACGGCGCAGCAGGCGGCTCAGCTCGCTGCTGGCCGTGGCGCGGCGGACGTCGGGCAGGCGATTGGTCAGCTCGGTACCGCGCAACAGCAGGCAGAACTCGCGGCGGCCGGCCGTATCGCCGACATTGGCGGCACCCTCGGCCAGCTCGGGACCGCCCAGCAACAGGCTCTGGCCAATGCGGCGCGCGGCGTTGCCGACATCGGTCAGGCTGCTGGTGCCCTCGGCACTGCGCAGCAGCAGGCAGAGCTCGGCGCGGCCGGGCGCATCGCCGACATTGGTGGCACGCTGGGTCAGCTCGGCACGGCGCAGCAACAGGCTCTGGCTACGTCCGGACGCGGCCTCGCCGACATCGGCCAGATCGCCGGCGGTCTTGGCACGTCGCAGCAGCAGGCTCAGCTTGCGGCGGCGCGTCAGGTGGGCGACGCCGGTCAGGCGTTGGGTGCGCTTGGCGCGGGCCAGCAGCAGCTGCAGCTCGGCGCGGGCAACGCTCTGGCCGACATCGGTCAGGCGGCGGGAGGCCTTGGCGCGGGTCAGCAGCAGGCGCTGGCCAACGCCGGTCGCGGTCTCGCTGACGTGGGCCAGACGCAGGGCGCTCTCACGACGTCGCAGCAGCAGCTACTCGCCAGCCTCGGCCGCGACGCAGGCTCTCTGTACGGCGCAGACACCTCGGCGCAGCTTCGTGCCGCCGAACAGCTTGGCGGCCTCTCCAGCCAGCGCCAGACGGCGGCACTGACCGGTGCCGGAGCGCTCAACCAGATTGGCACGCAGCAGCAGACTCTGGATCAGCGCAACCTCGACGCAGCTCGCGAAGACTTCCTGCGGCAGCAGGGCTACCCGCAAGAGCAGATCAACGCTATGCTCGAGACCTTCAAGGGCGTCGCGCCGGGCGTGCCGATTGCCAAGACGAAAGAAGGCATCGAGTTCCCCGGCTCGCAGCCGTCGCCGCTGGCCACCGCCGGCAGCACGGCCGCGACGATTGCGGCGCTCCAGAAGCTCGGCCTGTTTGGGTGATGTCCTATGTTTGAAGACGACGAAGACGAACTCTACGCCGATACCGCCATGGGCGGATTGGGTGCTGTGCCTTCTGCTGGCTCGCCGGATGGTCTGGCGGCTTGGCAGCAGGCGCAGGCGCTCGTCGCGCAGGGCAATCAGCAGAACCTCGATCTGCTCAACGCCGCGCGGAACCGTATCCGCCAGCAGCGCGTGGGTCCTTCTGATGCTGAACAGTTGCTCGCCATTGCCGCCGCCCTCGGGCAGCCCACGCGCACCGGCTCTTTCGGCGAGACTATGGGCAACCTGTCAGGCGCGCTCTTGAAGCAGGCCTCGGGCAGGCGCAGCGCTGAAGAAGAGAAGCAGATGCTGCTCGAGAAGTACGGCATGGACATCGAAGACAAGCGGCTGCGCATGCTGACCTCCGCTGCCGACCAAGCCGGCCAGACTTACAGTCGGACGGAAGCGGCGAAGGCGGCGCAGGCGCGTCTGAACAAGCCGGCCGCCCGGCGCACCGCAATCAGCCCGGTGGACGGCCGCATCTATGACCTTGACACCGGCGCGGTGGTTGAGCCGCCTGCGCAGGGCGCGCCTGCAGAAGCGGTGGCGTATCTTAAAGCTAATCCCCAAACCGCCGCCGCCTTCGATGCCAAATACGGCGCGGGCGCATCGGCGCAGTACCTCGGAGGGCGATAATGGACAACCCTTACGACCGTTTCGACAAACGATCTGCCCCCGCTCAGCCCACACTGCGCGAGCAGAAGACGCTATCTGAGCTTCAGTCTGAGTATGCCCGCAGGGACGCAGACCGCCAGCGCCTTGACCTTGAACGGCGCCGCTTGGAGCGCGAGGAGGCCAAGCCGTTGCCGGAAGGGCCGAAGAACATCGGGCAGAAGCTGCGCGAGCAGTCCGTGCTTAAGTCAGGCGAGGCCCTGACTAACGCCGCTGTGACCGCACGCACCAAACTGCCGACGCTTGCCGATCAGGCCGAGATGGCGTTCTCGGCCGGGCGCGAGCTTGTTGAGCACCCCGGCTTCGAGGCAACTGTCGGCGCGCCTAACCCGTTCAAGGGAGGCTTCGGGCCGCTCGGCACCTTCCCCGGCTCACGTGCCCGCGACTTCACCAGCCGCCTCGACAACACAAAGGCGCAAGCCTTTGTGCAGGCGTTTGAGTCTCTCAAGGGCGCCGGCGCCATCACTGAGGCAGAAGGCAAGGCCGCTACGCAGGCGCTTGCCAACCTCGACACGTCGGTCAGCGAGGAGCAGTTCAAGAAGAATATGCAGGCGTATCTCGACGTCATCAAGCGCGGCTACGACCGCACGCAGAAGACCGCCAACATTCAGCCTGTGCCGTACTCCCGCGACATGCTGATGGCCGAAAAGCAGCGCCGCGCCGCACTGAAGGCAGGGGGACAGTAATGGCGCTCAATCCTCGCGCGCCCGGTGACCAGTTCAACCCGAAGACGGGTGCGCTGCGCGTCACCATCAACACTCCGGCCGAGATCGAGGCGCTGTCGGACGACGAGCTCGATGCCATCCTCGGGCAGTACGATGCCATGGAGAGCGAGCTGCAGACGCTCGACGACCGTGACCTCGACACGATGCTAAAGGCCACAGAGCCGCCTGCGGATCCGGGCGCGCCGCCTAATGTCGCGGCACCGCAGGAACCGCTCAGCACTGGCGAGCTTGTTGCCGGCGGCGCACGCGAGCTGGCTGGCGGCGCAATGTTTGAGTTCGCCGACGAAGCCGAGGCGGCCGCACGCGCGCCGTTCTCGAACAAGAGCTTCGACGAGATCGTGCGCGAGATCCGCCAGAGCCGTGCCCGCTTTGGCCAAGAGCAGCCCGCTGCGGCCATGGGCCTGAACATGGCCGGCGGCATTGGATCGATGTTCATTCCCGGCGCGGGCGTCGCCGGGCAGGCCTTGCGTGCCGCTACAGGCATCGGCAAGCTGGCGTCGCCACTGGCGCGCACGGCCGCCAGCGGTGCCGCGCAGGGTGCCATCTCCGGCGTCGGTGCCGGCGAGAACGCGGGAGAGCGTTTCACGATGGGCTTGGCCGGCGGCGCGCTCGGTGCCGGGCTGGGCGCGGGCATGTACGGTGCAGGGCGTGCCGGGCAGTTCGCTCGGGACGTGCGCGCCGCGCGGGCCGATACGGGCGCGAACGCAGAAGACGCAGCCGCTGACATCCTTGCAGGCCGCGTGGAAGACCCGGCCGCGCTTCGCCAGCAGCTGGCCGACGACGCAGCCCTCGGCGCGCCGACGACGCTGGCTACTGCCACGCCTGAGATTGGCCGACTGGCTGACGTCGTGCTGCGCGCCCCGTCCGAAGGGCGCGAGGCGCTGGCCGAAACCATCGCTCGGCAGCAGGCCGGCGCGCCGGGCCGGGCGCAGCAGGCGTTGCGCACTGCGCTGCCCACGCCGGACTACTTCGCGTCGATAGATCAGGTCACCGGCACGCTGCGCCGGAACGCCAACCAGCTTTATAGGGCCGCGTACGCCGCCGCGCCGGAGATCCGCGACCCGCGCATTATGAAGGCGCTCGACTCGCCGGACATCCAAGCAGCCTACGTGGACGCCGTGAGGAACTCACAGCGCGAAATGCAGGCGGCGGCACTGCGAGGTGAAGACCCCGCTGAGTACGCCATGTCGGAGCTGTTCACCCCGAGGCTCGACGCTGAAGGCGCCCTCGTCGGCATTGACCCAACGGGCAAGAAGATCCCCGACCTGCGTTCGCTCGATCAGATCAAGCAAGCGCTCGACCGTCGCATCAGCGGCCTGTACGCCAGCGGGCAGGGCGGCGACGCCACGGCCCTGCGGCAGGTGCGAGACGCCTTCGTGAACCGCCTCGATCAGGTGGGGCCGTCCGAATACAAAGCTGCCCGCGCGCAGTACAAGGGCGACATCGAGATCCGCGACGCTCTGGAGCTCGGCCGCCAAGCCGCAGGCAACAAGCTGCGCTGGCAAGAGGTCGCCAAGACGGCGCGTGAGGCGTCCGACGGCGAGCAGGCCGCGCTCACCACGGGCTTCATGCAGAACCTGATGCAGCGCTTTGAGGACAGCTCGCAGCGTCGCAACTTCGCGCGTGAGATTATCAACAACGACAACCTGCGCAACAAGCTGCGCGTCCTGACGCCGCCGGACGAGTTCAAGGTGCTGGAGGCGTCATTGCGCCGCGAGGCCGACCTGTTCGAGCAATCCAGTCGCGTCATGACCGGGAGCCAGACGTTCGAGCGCAGTGCCGAGGCGCGGGCAGTCGAAAACGCCATCGCCGGCGGCGAGATCTCGCCCGCTGTCGACATGATGCTCAATCCGACGCCCGGCAACCTGTTCCGCCGCACGGCGCAGATCCTCGGCGACATGCGCAACGCCAACGTGTCGCGCTCGACCTACAGCCAGCTGTCCAAGATGCTGAACACGTCCACGCCGCAGGAGGCGGAGGCTGTGCTGCAGCAGCTGGAGCGCGCCGCCCCGGCACGTGCGAAGCGCGAGCGAGCCTTCGAGGGTCGCGCCACACAGGCCGGCACCGCCGGTGCGCGTACCATCGCGCCGTCGCCTGAGACGGAGCGCGAGGAGGAAGAAGACTTCGAGCTGGAAATCCCGTCAATCCGCGACGGCCTCTCCACCATGCCGAGGATACCCCAATAATGCGCAGCACCGATTTCCCGTTCGCCGTGATGCCGCAGCGCCTGCAGCGCGGTGGCCGGCCAGACTACACCGCGCCCAGCGCCGATGTCGCCGACTTGCTCGACCCGACGGGCATGGTCGGCCGAGGGCGTATTGAGGGGCGCGAGGCGTCGTGGCGCGATCAGCTGAAGGATAAGCTGGCGGTGCGCATCGGCCGCAAGAACGCCGAGCGACTGATGCAGGTCATGGACTTCACCCCTGCCGGCGCTGCGTTTATGGGCAACGAGGCCGCTCTCTCTGCCCGAGAAGGTAAGCGCGGTGAGGCGGCGGCCACACTGGCCATGGCTGCGTTGCCGCTGCCGGGGCCTGTCAAGAAGGGTGCCAAGACGGCAGAGAAGGCGCTGCTTGCTGAAGCGCCTGCCATCCTGTCTGCCCGCTCAGGCACGCCTGAAGCCACAGCGGCCGACGTGCTCCGCGAGGCCGCCAAGCCTTCGAAGGGGCGCGGCTCTTACGCAGAGTTCCGTGTCAAAAACCCAGAGCGTGGCAAGCTGTTCGATTACAGCAATCTCAGCGCCGTGCCGGACGTGCCCCAAACCCAGATGCCTCGCTACAACCCGCCGCCCGGGCCGTCGGAGCGCATTGTGTCAGCGTTGTCCAACCCCGAAGTCGAGAAAGGCATCAACGAGACCGTCGAGCGCGGCATCGCGGGCGGCGGCCTCGAGTGGTACAATACCGACCCCATGATGGAGCGGATGCGGTCTCTGATGCCTTCAGGAGACGTCGCCCCGAACTACGCACGCGCCATGGACATCGTGGCCGCGACGAGCCCGCGCGCGCGGGTGCCGGACAACGTCCGCACCGCGAGCTACTACAACTATCTGCTGTCAAAGGGCTTGCCTATCCCCGAGAAGCCGGCACCCGGTTACGGGTCGGTCGCCCAGAAACTGCACACCCAGAACGTGCAAAACGTCGCGGGGATGGGTGGCTGGGACGTGTTCAAGAACCCCAAGCCCGCGTCGTTCTCCACCAACTTGCAGGGCAACCAGCGGAACGTCACCATCGACACGCACAATTTCCGCCTGCCGGGCATCTTGGCGCAAGATCCTCGCTTCCTCGCGACGTCTATCGTGCCGGAAAAAGGTGCCGCGCCGTACCGCCCGCAGGAGATGCTCAAGAGCGGCGAGATGTCGTTGGACCAACTGATCGACCGCCCAGCGTTTTGGGACGCCAAGCCCAAGGACAACGAGTACGGTTACTACGAGGCGTGGCAGCAAGATCAGGCCAAAAAGATGGGCATCTCGCCGGCGCAGTATCAGGCTTCTATGTGGCTTGGTGGCGGCGAACAGACCGGTCTGGGCTCGGCGGCCGAGCCGTTTCTGGAGACGGTCGAGGCGCGCGTTCGGTATACCGCCGACGCTCTCGGCATGGACCCCGAGCGCGTGCTCGACATGTATCTGAAGGGCGACATCCCGCTTCTGGCGAAGGGCGGCAAGGTAGACAGCGCGGCGTTGGCCAAGAAATACGGAGGCTAACCCGCGTCCTTCGCCCGCTCCACAATACGCTGCCCGAAGAACACGATCTTCTCTCCGTCGTAGACTGCGCTTTCCTGCCCCGGCTTGCCTCGGCCCTGTCGCAGCGCGGCCACGCGCCACGCCGCCTTGAAGACGTTCGACACGTCGGCCTCCATCCGCAGTGCCTCGATGATGTCGTTGCACTCTGCCATGTATGGCTCGCCGCCAGACGTCGGCCGCGCCACCTGCACTTTGTAGTAGTCGACGCTGCCGCCTGTGAGCTCAGCCATCACGCCGCGACCTTGCCGGCGTGCACGTCGACGGCCCGGCGCAGGTGATGAGGCGCGTAGCCCCAGCGGCGGGTCGCCTCTCCGTATTCGCTGCACAAGGCCTGCACGCGGGCTTCAGCTGCGCACATGGCGGCGTGTATCCTGTCGTGCTCGGCAAAGGCCTCGGTCGCATCGCGCAGGATCTCGTTGGGGTTTCTCTGGCTCATTGTATCGTTACTCCTTCTTCTGCAGTTTCATCGTAGTGCTCACACGCCTTAAGGTCGTCGGCGAGGTCGAGCAGCAGATCGGAAACCAAGCCGGTGATGTCTGGCGGGAAGATCTGCAGCTCAGGCAACTCGCCGGCGACCCGGCGCAGGTATGTAGCGGCCATGTCTCGTTCGTACTGGGCGGCGTTGTTGATGGACTCGTCGACCAGCTCGCCGAGGGTCATGCCCTCTGGGACAACCGCCCTCATGCGGCGCGAACCTGACTGATCAAGCTATACTCAATGTCGAAGGCCATGCCGTGTTCCTCTCAGTATCCTTCAGCCTGCAGCTCGCGCTTGAGCGCAACGAGGGCGTAGACCGCCGACATCTGGCGCAGGGCCAACACGTTGACGCTGCCATCGTTGAGATGGCGTGAGGACATGTACAGATCCACGGCCCGCAGCAGGTGGCGCTGCAGGATGCGTACCTGCCCGCCCTTGAGGCGCTTGAAGCTGCGGTGGGCCTTGTCGGCGTCGATGTTGTAGTAGCTCATGATGTAGTCCCTGTTTGGTGGGGCGCTGCCCCGTGGTCGATGCCATCTTATAGTGGCCAGCGGCCCCACCTGTCAACAGGGTTTTGCCCGCCTCATGTAATCAATAGGGCGAGGAAAAACCCACCGGCGGTGGCCGCCAGCAAAGCGGGTATGATGAGCAGCGGATCTAATGCGGGCCGGGGTGGATCGAATACAAGCTGGGGCGCGTCGGCGTCCTGCACCGCCTTCGGTGTCGCCACTTGAGCAACCGCAAGGGCGCGCGCTCGAATACGTGAGACGCGCACTGGGCCGACGCTCATAACGCGGCTGATCAATTCCTCGTCTGTCGCGGCGAGAATGTCGCCCAGTGTCGTGTAGCCGGCCATCTCGAGATGGTGCCCAGAGCCGCTCGTGCCGAACACGCTGCGCACCGGGATGTCGCGCCACGCAAGGCGCTCGTCGTGGAACTTCGTCATTGTCACTCCCCCTCTTCGTTCAATGCCGAATGCGCCGGGCGCCAGCCCGCCAGCAATGCCTCTATCGCCACGCTCGCCGGGCCGCTGATCTGGCGGTCGCCCGCTTCCCAGCGCCGCACGGCGCGCTTGCCGTCCGTGCCCATGCGCAAGGCCAAGGCCAGCTGATGAAGTGTCATCCCAAGTCGATGGCGCGCGTCGCGCACCTCGTCTGGCTTCATTGGTGCTTCCATGTTTTGCTCCTCTTGGTGGTCAATGGCCACCAGATGGGCCATTGGGCCACCCCGGTCAAGCCCATTTCGTGGGCTGTTGGCCCAGTATGTCGTTTTGTGGTAAGGTGCCCCCGAGGCTCAATTCGGAGGCGAGCATGCGATGGATGACTGAAGCGCGCAGCCTGATCGGCCAGCGCGAGGTGCCCGGCGCGGGCAACAACCCGGCGATCATGACGTGGGGCAACCGCCTCGGCGCTCAAATCTTGGGGATTGCCTACGGGGCCGACTCGGTGCCGTGGTGCGGGCTGTTCGCGGCGTGGTGCGTGCATCAGGCCGGCCTGAAGCCGCCACCCATCGCCATCCGCGCCAAGGCATGGGCGACGTGGGGTGAGCCATTATCGATCCGCGCAGTGCACCCGCCACTGGGCGCCATCGCCGTCTTCGAGCGCAAGGGCGGCGGCCACGTCGGGTTCGTGCAGTCGGTGAACGCCGATGGCAGCCTGAACATCCTTGGCGGCAATCAGGGCGACGCTGTCAATGTGCGGCGCTTCACGCGAGACCGGCTGATCGCTCTGCGCTGGCCCACCGGGCAGGCAATGGGTGAGCCGGCGAAGATCGCGGCCGTGCGCGCCGCTGACACGACTGGCGAAGGTTGAGTTGCGTACTGCGTCAACAACGAGGAGGACTATATGATCGATTTCGCTTTGAAGCGCTTGCGTGAGCCGAGCACCTACGCCGGCCTCGCCGGCTTGGCGGCGGCTTTCGGCGTCGCTGAGCCCCTGTATCAGGCCATCTCTGCGGTGGTCATGGCCGTTGCCGGCCTCGCTGCCGTCGTGATGGCTGAGCGCAAGGACTGACCGCGTGAAGATCCTTGCGTCCCTGCTGAGCGTGCTGGCCACCATACTGACGTGGTGGAAGCAGCGCGCGCTCATCGAGCAGGGACGCAAGGAGGCCGCGCTGGATGCCGTCAAGGAGGTGGAGGCACGTGTTGAGCAAGCTGAAGCGGCTGTGGCTGCTGCCGATCCTGTGCGCGACGAGCGCCTGCGTAAGCGGTTCGACCGCGCCGCTGGTGGTCAGTGACTACTGCCGCATCGCCAAGCCCATCTGCTACGACAGCCGGGCCGACACCGCCGAGACGGTGAAGGCCATCGAGGCGCACAACTCAGCGTGGGCCTGCGTGTGCGACAAGGACTGCCCGCGTTAAACGGCCGGATCCGGTGAGGGTGTGGCCACGCCTTTAGCGCGCACATGGTAGACGGTAGGCAATCTGTCTCGCTGCGCCGCTTCAAGGTCGCAGCCGCAAGTCCCGTCACGAGAGCGGACAGACCGGCAATGTAAACAGCGCAATCCGTCACTGATTAAGCGTATCCGCGTCATCACCCATCCCCTTCGCTGGGCGGCTCGATCTTGCGGCGCACCGTGACTTCGTATTCGTCGCCATCCTCAAGTGGCACGACAAACACGCACTCCATGTCGCCGGCGAACTTGCGCTGGCCTTCTAGCATGTCAATTGCTTCAGCGAGCTCCCTGCCCAGTTCCTCGTGCGATGCGAAGTCTTCGTCGTCCATCAGGTCATCCTTTCGTTGCGGGCGTAGCCGCGCTGGCCGTTTAAGGCTCCACCTCAACCGTAACCTTGCAGCGCCAGCCGTCGCTGAATTGCACGCTGCGCTCCACCTTGGCCGTGGCGTTGTCGGCTGACAGGTCAGCGCACAGGCACAGCAGCAATTCGTTAGTTACGTCGCGGATCGGGCGCACCGGGTCGCCTATGCGCTCATGGGTCAGCCAGATCGTGCCGTCGTCCGGGCGCGTCCTGATGCGAAAGTGGCGCGGGTTTAGAACGACTTTCACGGTAGATGCTCCCCGGCTTCAATGGTGTCTAGGCCGCTCACGGCGTTTCGCTTTCGAGCAGGGCTGCGCGGACGGCGAGACCAAGCGGGGTGAGATAGCCCTTCATGTCCCAATCACCACGCCGCGTGCATAGACCCCAAGCCGATAAATAGTGTATTGTTTTCAATCGACGGGCGTAAAAATAACTACACCCACGGCTTTCGATGATTGTCCGCCGCTGCGCCTTCGTCAGCTTCGCGGCAATCTCACGAACGTCCATTTTGTTTCTCCTGATCGGCTGTGCGGGCGAGGAGCGCGGCTGCGGTGAGGGCGAGGGCGGGGGTGGCGGCCCAAACGCGAGTGCCAGTGTCAACCCAAGCAGTGCCGCGCACTACCCTGTTCGGATAAACGCCCTCCTCTTGCCAGCCAGCGTTCCAGTCTTTGCTGGCAGGCACCAGCGACATGGCCGCGTCGAGGGAGGCGGTGTAGGCGGGAGCCATGTCGTCTTTCGTGTGCTCACCACTCGGCCCAATGAACCAATAGCTGCCGTCATCAACACCGCAAGCGCGTTGAATTGCCGCATCAACCTCCCGATCCGGCCCATCCAGCGGCGTCACCCGCGCCGCCAGGGCGTTGAGTTCGTCAGCCGTGGTCATGGTGCGCTCCTGATGTGATCTTCCGCTTCTTGCAGCGTCATTGCCGTCCAATTGTCGTGGTTGGTCAATGCATGGGTGTGCGCCCATGAACGCATTGATAGCTTGGCAACGCTGCCTCGAAGCATTGAAGCGTGGACGACGGCGGCACATTGCAACGCCACCACCTTTTCCCGCTCGTCATCAGCCCGCGCCACGGCGGCATCGCGCTCGGCGGCTAGCCGGTCAAACTGCGTGACGATGGCGCTGATTTCGCTATCGCTGATCTGGAACCAAGGCGCGTCCTCTGCCAGCATTGCGCGCAACCGCTCTACAGCGTCATTCGGCGGGGTCATGGCTGGTCTCCTGCGAGGGCGGCGCGGATTAGTGCCGCTGCCCACGCGGCGTCCAATGATGCTTGCAACCGCGCCACCTCCGCCCGCAAAGCCTCGATCTCGGCCAGCATCGGTTCGGCGGCGTTCACAAGCGCGACGATGCCGGCTGCGTTGGCTGCGCTCTCTCTGTCGTGGTTGTCGAACTCAGGGCCAAGGTGAAAATATGTGACTTTGGCCACTGGGCGTCCGCTGGGGCTGGCAACGATTGGCGCACCGACCATCGAACTATATGGCGCAGGAACCCACTCTCCCGGCGTCATCTTCGCCAGCAGCGCCCGCAGTTGTGCTGTGTCAGTCATTGGTCAGGATCCTCTTGGCTGAAAACCGGAGACAGGATTGAACACGTTAAAACCATCATCATCGGTGGAGACTAGGCCGTTCCAAAAGCCTTTATTCCAAAGAATAATTGCCTCGCTTTCGCTCTGATAGTCCAACATGATTGCCCGGCACTCATCGTTGTGGCATTCAACATTAGCCGACCAGGGCGGCCCGCCGTGACCATAGCTAACTTCATCACTGCCACATCTTGGGCAGGGAAAGACAATCGGTTCGTTTATTCCGGCCTCCACATTTCAAGCCCATCACGAGACAGTGTGTCCGCAAGCAAGCTATTGTTGATAATGTGCGCCAAGGCGTGGGCGCGGGCTTCACTGAGAGGCTCTGAGCCACACTCGATCAGAAAGCCGTCAGCGATGCACACGCACCACACAGTTGCGCCACCCATTTCACCGGCCACATGACGACGGCAAACCAGTGCATCTGTGGATCTTAATTTGGCAAAGTCCGGCTCGCTCATTTCTCGATTTCCACCATGTGATTTACCATCGCCAAAGCCTGCGTGTAGGTCAGCAGGTTCGTGCCGGTTGGCCAATACAAACGGTTAAATGCCTCTCGATCATGGCGATCAAAACCAATGCCGCCGTCTGGATTAAAATCATCAGGCAGCTTCCACGCAAGGAAGCGTTCGGCCATTCGCTTCATCTGTTCATCAGTCATGCTTTCTCTCCTTTCGCTGCGGCGATGGCTGCGCGGGCGGCTTCGGTAGCGTCCTGATATTCGCCAACCGTCACGCTATCCGAACAGCCGCTGCCCATGTGCGAAAACAACACGGCTTCGCGCGGCAAGGGATCGTCCACCAGTTCGCGTTGCATCAACGCCATGTGGACAGGCAACAGGCAGCGCATCAAGCCGCCCAACGCCTCCAGCAGCCCAGCATCGCTGGCGGACTGGCCGGCGCGGATGTTCCATGCGGCGATGGCGTTTGCGTGGGCTTCTGGCCAGTTCTGCTCGGCATCGGTGTCGCCCATATCAACCAGATAGTCAGGGCCAACCGCGTCACAGGTGCCGCAATAGACATGCACGCTGTCACAGTCTGTCTCTATCGGGTATCGACGCGCGTATTGCACAGGTGCCGCATCGTCACAAAACGGGCACGGCAGCAGCGCCGCATCTTCAGTCGTCATGCGTGATCTCCCAGCTTAGGCGTTGCCAACAGATTGGCAGAACGGCGCTTGAAGCCGTTGGAGCATGCTCGCTCATAAATCACCAAGCGATGCTCTCGCAATGCGTTGGCAAAAAGGTAGCTGCTGCTCCAACCATAAGCGCGGGCCAGTTCGTCTAGCGTCTGATCGCCAATGTCTTTGTTGGCAGCAGGCAGCGTCAGGCCAGTGCCCGGCGCGCGCGGCGTAGGTGGTGCCTTGCGCGCAGAGGTGTTCGCCACCGGCTGCTTTGTCTGTAGGTGCGGCTGCCGCAGCTGCGCGAGCAGCCTATCGGTGACGCGGATGGGCGACAGGCGCCCGTCCTCGCCTTTCCAATAGAAGCGGCGGTTGTGGATGACGGCGCGGCGCTGGCTCATGCCGGCACCTGCTCGCTGGCGCGCACCCTAGCGACGATCTGAGCCGCGATGGCGTCGGTCTTGTCGGCGTCAACCTCGTCGTGCGCCGCGTCGGCATGGACGCGCCTGACGATCTCCCAGCCCTCTCCGATGACGTATACGCCGTTGTCGCCATTGTTCGCGTCGAGGTCGCGCACTACGTCGATGCCGAGCGACTCCGAGCCGCCGAAGTAAGTGCCGATGATCTGTGTCAGGCGCGCCATAGCGTAGCTGTCGTCCAGCGAAGGGTCGCGGTAATCCAGCTCGCGGGCGGCCTTGAGGAAGCCCTCGACGCTGGCGCGGCCGCCGTTCCAGTGGACGTAGATGCCGACGTTGCTGACACTGTGCGGCGCGGTGGTGATGACTGCACGGTTGCCCATGGTATGCTCCTTAGCTTGTGGGGCAGCGCCCCGGTTGGTGATCTCTATGTAGGGCCAGCGGCCCAGAAGGTCAACAGCTTTGTGCTGAATTACGCATCGGTAATGTTATGTCTGCAGCCAGAGAGCGAGCAGGCTTAGCGCAACTGACACGGTGGCGAGAGAGCGCGCGTCGTCCAAGGCCGTCCGCGCGTGGCCGAACAGAAACAGGACAGCAAGGGCACCGGCCATAAACGCAAGGATGAACAAGATGATACTCACTGGTCGCCCCCCTTCAGCAGTTCCGCGATTAGCTCGTCGTCGCTGAGCTGGGCAAGGATGTCGTCCAGAGACTGCGCCGGGTCGATGATGCCGTACAGCAGCCAGTTGGTGTTGGCGCGGCCACCAGCCTGATCGGCGGCCTGAACGGTGTCGAAGCCGCCCACGCGGTGCAGGATCTCGCTGTCGCTCCACAGCTCGTATGCAAACTTGCCGGGAGCCTCTGCGTCTTTGCCTGTCGTCCAGCCCATCGTCGTGGCCCTCAATTGGTGGGGCAGCGCCCCGGTTGATGATGCCCCCTTGTAGGGCCGCTGGCCCGGCAGGTCAACAGGTTTTTTTGCGCATGTTGTGCAATCTGGTGATCTCTTTCTGGACGTCTCGGCGGATGTGGTCCGGGATCTTGCCGATGGCCGGCGCGCGCCGCTCAAACGGCAAAGCGAGGATCGTCTTGGCGGCGTCGTGAATGTAGAATTGCGCCCAGCTGGCGATGGCCGGCATGGGCAGCTTGTCGCGCCCCGTCAGGTAATCCTCGAGTTGTTTGGACGGCATGTCGCCGAGCTTGACCATCTGCTCCGGAGGCACGCCGCCGGCAGGCTTGTCTGCCCAGTTGAAGAGATCAACCGGCACGCCAGACCTCGAACGCCTCCCACGCCGCCACCGCGCCGAACGCTACGCACACGAACGCGCCGCAGGCGGCTGCAGCCTCGAGATACTCGCGCTGGCCGTCCTGCCATTTGCTCTGGGTGCGGTCTTGCCGTTTCAGCTCGCACACGAACGTCTGGCGGCCGGGGATGATGATGTCGGCCGCGCCCTTCGTCATGCCCTCGGCCGACAGCTTCTGCAGGCTGTGGCGCGCCAGCTGGCCGCCCAACTTCAGCCCCTCATTGCGCGGGTGTACCGCGATGGCCCCATACGTGTCTGGATACTCACGCCGCAGCCGGCTGAAGAAGCTGGCCTGCTCGACGTTCTCCGTCGGGCACTTGCCGCGCCATTCAGGGTCGCCGAAGCTCTGCACGCCTTCGGGCAAGTCTGTCAGCTTCATGCCGCCCTCGCTTCCGCTTTCCAGTCCGGCTTAGCCGGGGGTTGAATGTCCTCTGGCTGGTTGAAGGCCAGCACCCGATAGAAGCCGCTGTCGGCGTCCTTTTTGTACGTGATCGTGTCAGGCTTGACGGTGCCGCCGTTTGTCGCGCGGCTGAACACGTCCCACGCCTGCATGCCCTGCAGCGTCTTGCTCTCAGGCATGTGCCACGTGCTGAACTGCCGGTAGGGCGTCACCCAGTCCGCTCGGATCGTCTTGTTGCCAGCGCCGCTGATCCCCGGCCGGAACGTCACGCCCAGCACGCCGTCCGTTTGGCGGCGCGTCGGGTCTTTCTTCATGGCCTTGAAGTCAGAGATCAGCTTGTCGTTGGGGTCAACCAGTTCGGCCCGGCACTCGCAACAGAAGCGCGCCGCGATGTCATTGGCGGCGTCGCACTGGACGCACGGCTTGCTCGTCCAGAAGTACCCGCAGCGCGTGTGCTCGCCGGCCGCGCCGGTCTGGATCAGGCCATTGCAGCGCCGCCCATAGTGCGCCGGCATCGGCCCGTGCTCGGTCTGGATGCGATCCCCGAACACGTCCAGACAGTAGCCGTGAACGTCGCGCTGGAACTCGGCCCGGTCGCCGACCAGAGCAAACTCGTTCTCGTGGCCACAGTCCGGGCACAGGGCGGAGATGCCCTCACCGCCGGCGGCCGCGCCCTTGGCTTCGACCAGTGGCGTGTAGATGTCGCCGTCAGGGAAGTGCCGGTCGACGTTGCTGGCGTAGTCCAGCAGCAGGCTGTCGGCCTTGGCCGGGTGCAGGCGCCACGCCCGGCCCAGTATCTGCTGCAGCAGGGCCGCGCTCTCAGTGTATCGCAGGATGGCGATGGTTTCCGTGTGCGCCACGTCGAAGCCGGTGGTGAGCGTGCCGACGTTCACGAGGTGCCGGATCTCGCCGTCGCGGTACAGCTTGATCAGCCGGTCGCGCCGGACGGTCTCCCCGGTGCCCAGCTTACTGACCTCGGCCGTCACCAGCCCGGCGCTGCCCTTGGGCAGGCTGGCCAGCACTTCCTCGGCATGCTGCACGGTGGCGGCGAAGTACATGATGCCGCCGGCGCGGTCGCGGGCCTTGTGCAGCACGTCAGCCACGATTGACGACGTCAGGCGCCCATGCCCTTCGAAGGCGCGCTCCACCGTCGACGGGTTCAGGCTGCCGTTGGGCAGCAGCTCGATGCCGCTGGTGTCGTACCCGTCGCCGTTGATCTCGCCGACCACCATCGGCGTGATGAAGCCCTGATCGAGCATCTCGCGCGCCGACACCCGGAACACGCACTTGACGAAGTACGGGTCGCGCGCCTTGTCCTCGCCGTTGGCCTTGCAGTTGCCCTTGGCGTCGTCCGGCCAGAGCCGGTAGACGTACCCGCTGCCCAGCCGGAACGGCGTGCCAGACAGGCCCAGCACGCGCAGGTTGGGGTTTGCCACGCGCATCTCCTCGATGATCGACTTGATCGTCGGCGTGATGCCGTGGCACTCATCGATGATGACGAGGCAGAACCCCTCTTGCCCCTGCTTGCAGAAGCGGCTGATGGCGTTTTTCACCGTCTTGGGCGTGCCAAACACCACCGGGTGGCGCGTGCTCTTACTGCCGGCGCTGGCGCTGAAGATGGACGCCCGCTCGCCGGTCAGCAGATACTTCTCATGGTTCTGCTTCACCAGCTCCGCGCTGGGGGCCAGACACAGTACGCGCTTGCCGCCGCTGATCTTGTGCAGGGCGTTGGCGACGTAGGCAATCATGAAGCTCTTGCCGGCCGCCGGGGCGGCATCGATCAGGCACGGGTCGACGCTGCGCCGCAACCACTTCAGGGCGGCGTCGCAAGCGTCCTGCTGGTAGGGGCGCAGCGTGAACATCAGAACACCTGCCAGAAGCTGGACGCCTTGCCGCGATACGTTTCCAGATCAACGCCGGGCAGCAATTCCTTGACGGCCTTGGCGTAGCTGATGCTACCGTCGCGCTCGACCTTCGTGAGCTTGCGGCCGCCGAACAGGGCGCTCTTGCCGTCAGCCATCTTGGTCATCTCGGCCAGCAAATCCTTCTTGCGCTGCTCGAGGTTGTCGATTGTCTCGAGCAGCTCATCCCACTCGCGCACCATGCGGCGCGCCTCGGGCGTGTCGATCTCCACCCGCTTGGGTGCGAGATGCTCGCCGGCGTTATTCTCCACCTCGTGCAGATACTCGGCGTAGAACTGCCGCAGCTTGGGCAGGTTCTCGTCCAGCCACATTTCGTCGCGGCGAACAATCGTGCGGTGGCTGCCGTGCCGCGACCATTGCCAGAAGTGGCATGCGTTCTTGCCAGTCACCCACAGCTGGAACTGAATCTGGGCGTAGTAGTGCATCTGCTCTTCAAGAGGCTTGAACGCCGGCGGGTTGTCGTTTCGGATCCCATAGGGGCACTTCACCTCGACAAGAGCGCCGTCACCGCACAGGGCGTCCGGGCTGCATCCGGCCCAGTCCTCGGCCGCGACAAATCCGACCTTCTCGATACCGAGCCCGGTCTCGATGCGGAAATCCAGCAGCGCCTGATCTTCGTTGACCCTGCCGTATTCGGTGGCCACGTTGCCGGTGAACTCGCGCTCTGCACCCAGAGCCTCGCGCACCATGCTGCGCATGGCGTCGGCCCGGGTCATGTAGGGTGCCAATCCCAAGATCGCGCCCACCATGCTGGCCGTCACCCGGCCACGGCGCGCCTCGAACCATTCGTCTGATCTCTGCTCCACGTCTCTCTCCATCCCGATGCTGTGCGGTTTGGCGCCGGCGAGGTCTTCCATCCCCGCCGGCACCGCCCCAAACGATGTGCCGCTCAGAACGGCACGTCGTCATCCAGAACGCCGGCGCGCCCACTCTGCGCCTGCTGGCGCGCTGCAGGGGCCTTGCGCGGCTGATCGGCAGTCTCGGGGATGCTCACGCCCTTGGCTTTGGGGAACACGCCCGCGATCCAGTTGCCGGTGGCCGTGCCGTTCTGGCCCTCGATCTCCCAGACCATGCACTTAATGGCCATCGGCCTGTTGCTCAGGGCCAGCGTCAGGTCATCGCTGCTCGGCTGCCGCGCGTTGCGCGCCAGCTTGCCGCCGGCGTTGGCGTCGACGGTGGCCAGCATCTTCTTGGCCTTGTCGCGCTTCTTGGCCATCTTGACCGGGTCGGTGGTGCGCGGGTCGTCGTCCGTCACCCACAGCTTCTGGTAGATCTTGCGGTTGCCGTACTCGGCCGGCTCGAGCACAGACCAGCGCAGCGAGATAAACTCGGCACGCTCTTCGCGGGTTTGGTCCCACTTGGCCTCGTCGATGATCGCAATCACCGTGCTGCCGTCGGGGATCGGCAAAAGATTGCCGGTCTCCTGCTCGTATTCGCGCTCGCCATTCGCTGCGCTCTCACCGTCACTCAGTTGCCAAAAAGACATGTCCTGTTCCTTTTCAAATCAAGAAGTGAACCTTTTTTCCTTTTGAAAGGTTCGCCTTCGCTTCAAACGGGCGCAAATTAGTGAGCGCCCAACACTCAACAAAACCAGCACAGTTCGGGCCTTCAAAGTAAAAAGAAGACACGGGTCGGATGTGATCAATATGCCAATACGACCCATAGTTTCCCCAACTCATCTTACTATCAAACTGCGCCTCCAGATGCGACTTCAACTGCGTAGGCGTGAACGGAAGATGCCTGAACGAGCCTTTAAAGTCCCTGCTTATCACCTCCCTTATTCTGCGCCCCATCGATGCCGCAGCGCGATATGATCCATCGGACAAACGCTTCCTCTGAGCCGTTCTGGCGTTTTCGCGTGCGCGCTCCAAGTTCTTGGCCCGCCAATCTCTTGTGTACTGCCGAGCCTTTTCGACCGGCACTGGCTTCTCCAATCCCATGGCGCGACGGATGCGCTTCTTTTCGCGTGATGCCTCGCGATCGCAAACTCTGCACCACGAAGTAAGCCGATCAGAAGTCGCCTTTTGGTTGTAAAAATGCTGCACCGTGGCAGGGAAGTCCTGCTTGCACTTCGAGCACCTTTTCAACTTGCCGGCCATGGTTCCAGATCAATCTTCAACGTAATCGGCCGGGTCGGTGGCTTCATCGTCGACCGGATCCGGCTCACTGGCCTTGGGTGCGGACTTCGCGGCGCGCTTGGGCTTCAAGCCAAAGATGCTGGCGAAGGGGTTCTCGCCGGCCACGAAGTCGAGCGGCTCGGTGATGCTGTAGCGGTTCTTGGACACGCTGGCGGCGGTGGCATGGCAGACGACATCGCGGTCGCCGTTCGACACCACCTTCTTGCGGTCGCCCTCATCGCCGCGCAGGGCGGCCGTCAGGCGGACGAAAGCCACCATGTCGACGTCGTCGACGTACGGCGGAAGGCTGTCCCTCATCAGGCGCAGCGAGTAGCGCTGATAATCGTCGACATCCGGCAGGCGCATGGTCTCGATGTCGGCGTGGCTGATGAAGATGATAGCCATGCCGCGAGCCTCATTCAGGCGTCCGCACAGCTTACGCAGGCGGGCATGCTGCGCTGCAACATACTGCCGGCCGGCGCCGTAGCCGCCCATCGCCGTGTTCAGGGTCTTGGCCTTGCCGTCTTTGGCCAGACACTCGGCCGTGAACAGCTCCTCGAGGCGCGACACGCTGTCGATGATCAGCGTCTTGTAGTCGTGCTTCTCTTTGCCCAGCCAGATCAGCTGCTCCCACAGCTCGTCGGCCGACTTCAGCAGATCGAAGGCGTCCGGGCGCTGCGCCGGAGGGATTGACTTCAGGCCATCCTCGGCGCGGATGACGACGGCGTTGGGGAAGGTGGAGGCAAGACTGGTCTTGCCAGTGCCCGCATCACCGCAGATGGTGATGATCGGGGGCGCGTCCTTGACCACAGGACGCGGGGGCGCAATTGGCATAACGATTTCCTTTCCGGCTCATTGGCCATGCCCGGCAGCGACGGGCCTCAAACGCTGCATCGCCAAGTTAGGCGCGCTTTTTGGGGATTGCAAGCCCCGTTATGAAAAAATGTTAGTTGCGGTATTCCATATTGACAGGCGCGGCGCGCATGCCGCAGATGGGCTTGCCTTGCGCACGTGGCGCAATCCAAGCACGGGAGACGAAAAATGAGGCAAGAACTAGAGCGGATTCGAACCGCGTTGGCCGACCGGAAGGTGACCGCCGTGGCCAAGAAGACTGGCCTGAGCCGTTACACGATCACGGCCATCCGGGATGGCAAGCAAGAGAACCCCAAGCTGAGCACCTTGCAGGCGCTGGACGCTTATCTTGTGGGCGAGGCGGCCTGATCATGACCGGGAACAGATACGACTGGGATGCTATCCGCGCGTTGAACCCGATTGAGGATGTGATCGCCCGCACCGTCCCGCTGAAGCGCGCCGGTCGCGAGTACAAGGGCCTGTGCCCGTTCCACAACGAGCGCACGCCGTCCTTTCACGTCATGCCAGAGAAGGGCTTCTACCACTGCTTCGGCTGCGGAGCGCATGGCGACGTGATCGACTTCGTGGCTGGCACGCAGGGCATCAGCACCATGGACGCCCTCGAGCAGCTCGCCCGTGGCGACGCAGCCAAAGTCCGGATGACGGCGTCGGATCGCGAGGCTCGCGACAGCCTGCTGGCCGAGCGCGACGCCGAGCACGAGCGCCAGCGCGCCGGTGCCACCGCCAAGGCCAGCAAGCGCTGGGACGACGCGCCCGAGTGCGAAGGGCACCCGTACCTGACCCGCAAGGGCGTCGGCGCGCACAGCTGCCGGATCGAGGCCGGGCGCCTGCTGCTGCCGATCTACGACGCCGACGGCGAGATCATGTCCGTCCAGACCATCGACGACGCCGGCGGCAAGATGTTTCAGAAGGGCGCGCCGACCAAGGGCGGCCGCATGTGGATCGGCATCCACCTCGGGCGCACCGTCGTCTGCGAGGGGTACGCCACCGGCGCCAGCATCCACGAGGCCACGGCCGATCAGGTGTGCGTCACCTACAGCAAGGGCAACATGACGCACGTCGCGCGCGAGCTGGCGGCGGCCGGCCGGCCTATCGTGCTGGCAGCGGACACCAACGCCGCTACAGAGATGACCGCGCTGGCGGCCGAGCTGGGCTGCCCGGTGGTGGTGCCGACGGTCGACAAAGATTTCAACGATCAGGCGGCCGCTCAAGGCGTCACCAGCGTGCTGGCCACGTTCACGAAGGCCCTGCGCACGCACGCCGAGGAGAAGCGCCGCCGCGATGAGGAGGACGCCGCCGAGTCGCAGCCGGTCGACCTGTGGAAGCGATTCGACCCGCCGTCGTTCCCGGCCGGCTTGCTGCCAGATGTCATCGAGCGATTCGCCGTCGGTCGCTCCGGCCAGATGGGCGTCGACCCGGGCGGCCTCGCCATGTCGGCCCTGACCGCCTGCGCGGCCGTCATCCGCGACCGGATCAAGGTCAAGGTCAAGGAACACGAGGACTGGTTCGAGAGCGCCCGCATCTGGACGATGCTCGTGGGCGACCCGTCATTCAAGAAGTCGCCCATCATGAAGGCAGCCACGCGCGCCGTGAAGCGCCTCGACAAGGAGCTGCTGTACGAGGCCAACAAGCGCCTCGCCCAGTGGCAAGAGGATGGCGGCACCAAGAGCGGCGATCCCAAGCCCGCCTCCCCACGCCTGCGCATGGAGGACGCGACCATGGAGGCGGCACAGGAGATTTGCAAAGACAGCCCCGACGGCGTGCTGTGCCTGCAGGACGAGCTCAGCGCGTTCTTCGGCGGCATCGAGAAGTACAGCGGCAAGGGCGGCGGTGCCAAGGATCGCGGCTTCTGGCTGCAGGCATACGGCGGCGGTGAGTACTCGGTCGACCGCATCGGGCGCGGCCGTTACCTGATTGACTGCGTCTCCATCACCATGCTGGGCGGCGTGCAGCCGGATCCCATCCGGCGCATCGTGTCCGAGGCCAGCGACGACGGCCTGATCCAGCGGTTCCTGCCGGTGATCCTGCGCCCGTCCGAGGTCGGCACCGATGCGCCGGCCGGCGAGGCTCAGGAGGATTATGACGCGGTGATCCAGCGCCTGTTCCACTTAGCGCCGCCGCACAGCATCTTGGGCGATCTGCCGCTGCGCTTTGACGAAGGTGCGCGCCGCATCCGCGAGCAGCTCGAGGTCAAGCACCACCGGCAGGTGCAGCACATGGAGAGCGTCAACCGCAAGCTGGCCAGCCACATCGGCAAGTTCGACGGCCTGTTCCCGCGCCTGTGTCTGGTCTGGCACTGCATCGACCACGTCACCAGCAGTGACGAGCGCTCGCCGGCGCTGGAGATTAGCGAGGCCACGGCGGCCAAGGTGGCGCAATTCCTGCACAGCTACATCATGCGCCACAGCCTCGCCTTCTATGCGACCACCATCGGCGTCAGTCAGGATCAGGATCAGATCTGCGAGGTCGCCGGCTACATCCTCGCCAAGCGCCTCGAGGAGATATCGATGCGGACACTGGGTCGCGGCTCGCGCACCATGCGGCGCCTGACCCGCGAGGAGGGCGGCCGGATCTTCGAACAGCTCGAGGCGTTCGGCTGGCTGGAGCAGATCAACAAGCGCAGCGACGCGCCGTCGTGGAAGGTCAACCCGGAGGTTCACACGCTGTTCGCCGCCAAGGCCGACGAGGAACGTTTCCGCCGGAACGAGGCCCGGGCTGCCATTTTAGATATGTTGGGAGAATGAAAAAAACCTGTTGACCCGGTGTGGTCATTGGCCCATAAGGGGGCATCAACCAAGGGGCTCTGCCCCACCAACCAAGGGAGAACGACCATGGACGACTACACAGCGACCGGCCTCGCCGAAGGCTTCATCGAGGCGGACGACGAACAGCAGATCATCGACGCGTGGCAGCACCTGCACGACAGCGGGCTGGCCTACCGGCTGCAGGGATGGTTCGGGCGCACCGCCCAGAACCTGATCGCCCAAGGCGTCATCAGCGAATAACCACCAACCAAGAGGAGCACACCACCATGAGCACGATCACACAGACTGAACGCAACTCCGAGATCCTGCGCCGCTACGAGGCTGGCGATGCGGCCACACAGCTCGCCGATGAGTACGGCATTAGCCGCGCTCGCGTGTACAGCCTCGTGAGCACTGCGCGCAAGCGGGGACAGTTGACGATCCGCGTCGCCAACGTACTCAAGCGCCTCGGCATTTCGCCCGGCGACATCGATGCCGTCGCCGCGCTGTCCGAAGCATATGTGCGCAAGCTGCCGGGCATGGGCAAGATCTCGTTCAACACCCTGAAGGCATACCTGCAGAGCCACGGCCGCGACTTCGGTGAGAAGCCGGTGCCGGCCGATCCTGCCACTGAACTGGAGGCCGCCTATGCACGCTGGGTAGAGGCCCGGCGCGCCCGTGAGGCCGCCATCACCGCGGCGCGCGTGGCGCTCGCTGAGTGGTCGCGCCTCGATAGGGCTCGACGGGGGATCAGCTAAGTGGCTGCGCCTCGAGTGGGCCGCAACGAAGAAGGGAGACAATCAATGAGCATGACCGTAGACGAACTGTTGGCCCGCTGGCCGACTGACATTCCGATTAAAGGTGAACTGATCGACAGAGACGGCTGCATGTGCGCTCAGGGGCAAGTGCTGCACTACATTGGCGGCCTGTCACCGGATGACTTGCGCGCGATGAAACCGGCAGAGTCTGACCGCAAAACGGCAGAATTGCTGGGCATTAGCCGCGCTCATGCGGTGCTGTTGCGCCGCGTGAACGACAGACTGCCGGGCGCTCCTACGTGTGTTTTGACTGAGCCAGAGAGGGTTTTGGGCGATCAGGCGCAGCGTGTGCTGGCTTTCTGGCGGCATATTGACCGCATGGATGGAGACGATTGGTTCAAAGTGGCCGCCGCAG